CTATTTCTTTACAATAATACTTACAATGCAATTTTACCGCTGTGTAAACCGACCCACTCATGCGTGTGCGCTATCCTCGAAAAGAGAAGCCAGAAAATCGACGGCTTTCTCTCTTAGTTCATCTATTGTTCCGTTATTCTCAATTATCACATCGTACTGATAGTTAAGTACCTCGCTATCCGCGTGGTTTGAAGTTTCTTCGAACTCTACGCTTGCGCGCCTTATAAGTAGGGTTGTAGCGCCATACATCTCTTTCAATCTTTGTATTTCTTTTGGCTCTCTTACGTCAACAAACAAGACAACTCTATCTGCTAACGAGTCGCCGCAAGTAAAAGTTTCTTGAATTTGCTGAACTTTTTCTTGAATCTTCTTCATCGGAATATCATCCCAAGTTGTCAACAAATCTTTCAAATCACTCAGAAACTTGCGATTCTCTGGTGTTTTCTCACCATTCCAACCACACTGCCGCGCAATTGTCTTTACATAATCAATTGACGAGTAAACATAACAATGCGTGCGACCTAATCCCATACACAAGGACTCGAATGTAGATTTACCGCTCGTTGGTTTGCCATTAACTACTACTATTTTCAATTTTTAGAATCCTCCTTGTGAGAACAAAAGAACTCATTATAAATTTTTTCGTAAAGATTAAATCCGTCTTTTTCATAAGTATAGCCATAAGCATTTTGAGTAAATTCAAGCATTTTATTTATCTTATTACTATAATAATCTGTCTTTGCATCTCTCGGAGATTCACGAATTAGGTCTCCGCGCTTGGCATATCTTTTTAATTTCCAAAACTTATATGGAGACATAGCTACATGAACTTTACACTCCTTATTAATATTACTACAAAATATGCCTTGGATAAAAATAAATCTATCTTTCTTATTTTTCCAATCAATTCTTCCTAAATATATGTCACCATCTTCTCGATAAAAGCCTTGAAGATTTGCCATTACAGCAAGACATACATTATTGTATAATGTTTCGTCTAACATAAATTAACTCCTTTTATATATATTATTTTGTCTTACTTTCTATAAATATTATACTAAAAAAGAAGATAAACTTCAAATTTTCTGTTAATTCCATATTAACTTTGCTTAAAACCTACTTATAAATAGAACCTAAGAAAGGAGGTTGTATAAATGGAAATGATTACACTTATACTTACCATGAGCACCGTCTTATGGTATGTAATCGACCGACTCAAGGCTATCTGGAGTGACCTGAGCTTTGGCAAGTATATCACCATGATTATTGCCGCGGCAGGTTCTTTTGCTCTTGCGTTCAGCTTCAAGCTTGACCTCATCTATGCTCTCGAACTTGTTGAGAACATAACTCCTGCGGGCGAAATCCTCACTGCGCTTGTTCTGATGTCAGGTTCCAGTGCGGTATCCGAGATTATAACTCGAGTCAAAGGCGAGCAGTAAAATTAAGGTGCGCTCATCATTGATGGGCGCACTTTTCTTTCTAAAATTTGAAAAGAAGAAAAAAATTTGGTATACTTGATATAGAAAGGGATAAAAGAGGATTTGACGATTATGCCTTTTTACAATTATTGAAAGTAATGGAGGAAAAAGGATTAATGGATAATGAAGAAATTCTTGAGTTTGAGTCAAAGGATAATGATAAAGTAAAGACCACCATTGACGAAGAGACAGATGAGATACCTGACGAGATTACGGCGATGGCTAATCTTGGTTCTTTTCTTAGTCTCGATGATGAGCGTTTTGCAATATTGGCTCCTGTTGTTCTTGAACAACTCGAACGCAGCTTACAGAATACTAATGTGCGCCGCTCCCTCTATATTAGCTTTATTTCCAGTGGTGGAGATATGGGTAATATCAGAGACTTCTACGCAGACCTTATTAATGTTATCGAAGAAGAGGTGGGCGAACTAAGCGAACAAAAGAAAGATTTCCTTAAAGTTATGGTTGCCCTTATGATAAATGGAATTGAGACGGCTGGCGCAGAGTCAGAGCGTCTTATAACGATTCCAATTGAGCGACTCAACGATGAGGTAAGAATACCCACCTATGCGCATGATACTGATGCGGGCATGGACGTCTATGCTCTTGATGATTATACGATTGCGCCCGGCGAGACAAAATTGATTCCAACAGGCTTTAAGATTGCAATTCCTACTGGTTATGAATTGCAGGTACGTCCTAAGAGCGGAAGATGCCTAAAGACAAAACTTCGTGTAGCTAACACTCCGGGAACGATTGATGCTGGCTATCGTGATGAGGTCGGTGTTATCATAGAAAACGTAGAGCCTCCTATCAAGGATATCACCTATGAATTCGATGAAAATGGGAGACCTATTATTACATCAATTCTTCATGGCGCATCGTATACAATAGGTAAGGGCGAAAAGTTTGCACAGTTGGTACTAAGCGCTGTTCCTAAGGCAACTTTTAAGGAAGTTTCAAAGATAACAGAAGCTGGCGACAGGAAAGGAGGATTTGGCTCAAGTTCTATCTATGCCAAAGACGATAGTCGTTACGGTTCTGACCTCGGAGGCAACGACTCCCGTGAGCAAGATAAAAATTGAGGAAATTCGTGCGGAGCTTGAGCAAGAGAAATGGAGTCTTATTTCTAATTCGTACAAGAATTTAGATAGCGAGCTAATCGTCGAGTGTCCTGAAGGGCATCGTGTATATTCAACTTGGAAAAAGCTCCGTGTTAAAAAAGAATGTCCTGTTTGTAAACAGAATATTTTTAATGATAGAATAACAAAAATAATTCCAAAAAAGAAAGATGCCTATCGTGTTTTGGCACTTGATCAAGCAACTTATATAAGCGGATTTAGTATATATGATGATAAAAAATTGATTCGGTATGGTACTTTTGAAACGGCGTTGGCCGAAGAAATAGCGCGCGACGATGCCGTACGAAAATGGCTTATTTCAATGATAGCAAATTGGAAACCAGACCTTATTGCAATAGAGGATATCCAAATGCAACAGCTTGGAGGAAAACAAGTTTACGGAAGCGATAATGTCGTTGGAATTCAGACTTTCAAAACTCTCGCGCACCTCCAAGGAATACTGATGGAAACCTGTTATGAGATGAATATAGATTTTCTACTTTGTCCCACACCTACATGGCGCGCACACTGCCAAGTCAAAGGTAAGACGCGCGCTGATAAAAAGAGATCTCTTCAACTTTTGGTGAAGGATTGGTTTGACGTTTCTGTTACAGAAGATGAGGCCGACGCGATTGGTATTGGTAAATATGCAAGTGAAACCCACACCGCGCGCAAGGTTGAGTGGCAGGATTGGGAATAAATGTTAGAAATTTTATATAATATTTCTGACGAAAAAGAAGGCCGACTATTGCCGACCTTCTCTTTCTTACTTATTCATTTTGTAGATATCTTGCATCATTTTAATGCGGGCAGTCTCATGGATATAATCCTCTTTAAAATCGTCCCACATTTCAACGAGTGCTTCGGGCGGAGATTTTGTCTTTTTGAAGTGTTCCATTAATTCTACCATTTGAGCATAGAGTTCGCTTGCATGGCCACATTCTTCTATGGAAAGTTTGTGGTAGGTATTGGCTAATTCGGGGCAATCCGACCGATACCTTGTCGCGCAACAAATATACTTTTCTGCATCTTCAAACTCTTCTTCTATTTGTTTTCTAAGATGAAGTATAATCTTCATATTATGCCAACCTCGTTATAGTAATTGCCGCATTTGAATAAGTTGCTTCTACGCCAATGTTTTCAACTGTCAAAGTCAGGGGAGAGTTTGACTGAATGGCGCAACAATTGGGGAGGACTTGTACAATTGCGGTAAAACTTAAACTTCCAATGTCGGTTGCTGCTGTTGAGTTAGCGGTTGATATGGCTCCGGGAATTGCAGAACCGTTGCCATTTAATTGTACCGTAACATCGCCAGTAGCAACCGCCGCGGCACTTGCATTAAAGTGTACCATATAATATCCGGGGCGTCTAAGTTGAATCGAAGGGGTACCCGCGGAATGTGATACAGTACAACCGGTTAGGACGCTGTTGACATTAAAGTTTAGATTAGAATTTGGAGCTGCTGTTTGGGCGGTAATTGAATACGTATAAAGCATTTCGGTCTTACCTCCCTAAAGTTACGCAGAGTAGCAGTTGCCACAGGTGCTACCAATAGTAGGTGTAGGGCCTACTGATGTGTAAGGTGAGCAAGCAAGATATGCCGGAATGGGGCAGGGGCGAAGCGCGTTAATGAGGGTAGAGTTCTGAGCCTGCTGAGAGAGCTGGAATCTTGCAGTTTGGAGATCACGGTCAGTATCGGCGAGTTTATCGCGTAGGGCCTGAGTTGTGTTCTCATTAATAAGCGCACGAGTCAGGCCCTACGCGATAAACTCGCAAGTGTTTTTGTAGTTCTCTGCTCTGACACTGTCGATGTTGCGATTGGTTTCACCAAAATGTTATCATATAGATTATTTATTCTATATTTCTTATAGTTTCCTATAAGTTCAGACTATATCTTCATCCTTTTGTTAAAAGGAGTTCGGCACTCGTGTCGGGATTATTGGTATCTGTCCTCACCCGTTAGTCGTTGAACCTTCGATACTACTTTTATCAGAATTCGTATCGCTTGGCTGCTGATTGGCATATTCGCAAATATGTCCTTTATATTTATGAGTGGTTTTTAAAGCACGGCATAATGGAGAGCTATCTTTTACTCCTAAAAAGTCAGCACCTGCGCGCACAGAAGGGAAAAGCTGTCCGTCGATTAAAATTTCACGGCTACAGGTTGTTTTCTTTTTTCCTTGTACAGGAGCATCTTTATAATAGCAAGGATTTCCCTCGGTATCATATCCTCTTTTACACCATCGCTGAACAGTTCCAATATGCAATTGCTTGCTATCAGCTATTTCTCGGCAAGTAGTTTCTATACCATTATAGCAAACAACTTTACTTTTTGAATGAGCAACCTTTTTGGCTATTTCTTCATTATACATGGGATTATTAGTCCTCATTCTTTCGCGCTGTTCTTCTTCTTTCATAGGATTGTGAATCGATTTATAAGCTCTCATTTCTGGCGTCCATACGAAATTGACTCCACCAGTTCCGCCGTCATCTAAATTGCAAAAGCACTGTGATTCTTGTTTCAACTCAACAATTCTTTTATGCTCATAAGAAAATGCTTCTTGCTCATCTTCAAAGTCTTTTACAATACGCACGGCACATTCATTATTCTCATAATAATCTTTAAAGAGTTGATTACGACATGAAACTTGCTTGTATCGATTTCCACATCCTTTTCCAACATAAAAAATTTCGTTGGTGTTTACATTATACCATTCATACACATAAAACATTTTATCTATCTCCTTGTTAGTTGTTGTATTAATAAGTAGAAAAAGACTAACAGGAATATAGATTTTTGCGAACTTAGCGTTCCAGCAATTCACCGAATTTTTTTCTAATTATTACTAATTAGGCTGCCCTGAAACTCAAGCAGCAGTTCTGTTGGGCAAATCTGTTGTCAGCAAGCGCGGACTGAACGCCGAAGAAACCATCTTTTAGGCTGTTATTAGTTGCATAGAAACCATCACAGATTCCGTTGGTAATTCCGCGCAGTTGGCTGTTGACATCCTGATTGTTGAAGCCTTCGAAGAGATCGGAGCGGGTAAGAGCACCCTGCATCGCAGCATCTCCATTACGGTTCCAACCATTAGCGCCGAACATCCACATCCAGACGAGGTAGATGAATGGGTTGTCCATCCAATTGTTCTCATCGTTCCTTGATAGGGCCATTACATCTGCTGCAGATAATCCATCTGTCATATTGTTTATACCTCCAGTATTAAATTATTTTTATCCCTTATAAAGGGATTATCTTAATTGCTGAATGAAGTTTAAACCAGCAGAGATATCGGCTTCTGACATACCTTGCGCGCGAGCCTGTTGAACAAGTTGTACCAGAACTTGATCCGGCAAACGCGAGGCCATTTCAGTGAATTGCCGCTGGTTTATTTGAGGGAGATTTGGATTAAAATTCATTTGTCTTTTTACCTCCTATCTTCTTTTCAATCGAATCTAATCGCGCGCATACAGAATCAAACTTAGAGGAGAATTGGGAGAGATCAAAACTTGAGGATGTTTGTTCTGTAGCAGGTGGCCGCGGTGTAGGTTCGGCTTGTTTTCCCTCATAAGGAGTCATACGGTAGGTAAGAAAAATTGGATTACCGTTTTGGAGAGCCTTGATGTAAAGAAGCCCCTCATTTGCGCAATAGGCAAAAGACAAACCCGCGCCTATTGGTATGTTTGCAACTTCAAGAGAGTTATTTATCATATAGACGTTCCCTTGTGGTTGCGGGAAAAGTTGCGCTGGTGTTGTAGGTGTGTAGTGTGGTAAATATTGATTAGCCATTTTTTAACCTCCTTTTTCACCTTTCACTATTAAGTAGCATTTAAATAAAAGGAAATAACCCTTTTCGTACCTCGGAGACAAAGTTCTCTGTTTTGTACAAAAAGGGTTATTTCTTTTTATGCAATTTTCACAAACTTTTCTTAGGCTACGGGCACCTCGTCTTCATCTACGATAAGGTCCATTAGAGGGGCCAATTCCTCAAGAGAAATTTCGATATTATCAAAATCCTTTATGTCGAAAGTATAAGGAATTTCGACATCAATTTTATTAAGCTCATCGACTTTTTGATTTGCGTCTTGGATGTGGTCCTTTTGGATAATGACATTTGCGCCATCTTCGGAAAGGACATAAGACCCATCTTCTTTCTTTTCAGCATATTCGTCAAGAATTTGGCGGAAAAGATTTCGATAGTTTTCAGCCTCTTTGGAGACAAGCTCGGCAAGCTTTAGAAGCCGATAAGCGGTTTTTATTGGAAGATTTTTAGATTTTAGGTTTTTGATTGCCTCTTCCATGGCAAGAATTTTTTGAATACGCATTTTAAACTCCTTTTACTGACCAGCGGCATCATATACGAACTCTGTATTTGATATGTGAAGAGTTCCTAACCACTTGGCTTTTTCATAAAAATTTATAATTATATGATTACTGAATGTTGGATGAGAAGATATTCTTACTCGAACGTCAGCCGAACTAAAAGGCGTTTGTTCAGCTATTTCTCCTGATAGGGTATTAAATAAACAAAACTCGGCGGTAGGCACTTGCTCTTTATATGTACCAAGAGTAGTTTTTCTGGCTACTTCTAAACTGGCAGTGCACTCTTGATTTCTTAAAGCTAATCTGGCTGGATATCTCTTATAGTTGGTTCCATTAACTTGAAAGTCCAACTGATAACTATTTAATTTTAAACTATAATTATTGCCTATAAATCTCATACCATCATAAGAATTAAATATAGATACACTATAATTATCTTGATAAGGTTGAGGCATGCCACAGCCAATCATAGTACCTACTCCTTGCTCGCCCGCCTTTTGAGTAGAATATGCTTTCATTGAATAAGTACCAGTGGCCTCAAGAGACGAATTGCCAGCAAGCATTAGTAGGCCGGGTGATTGTACAACACCGGCGGCTGTACCATTGCTATCAAAACTAAAACCAATAACACCTTCATATTGACTGCCGGTCAAATCGGTTGTGGGCACCAAAAAAGTACCACAAAAATCATCGTACTGCTGATCCTCTTGAAAACTTTTCAGCAATAAATCCTTATATTTTCCTTTTATTCTTAAATTGCCTGTCATCTTGGCAGTACCATCTTTATTAATGATAAAGTTATCATTTGCATTGAAAACTTGGTCGTTGTCCAAAACACCAATTTTAACCTTAGTGCTTGTTCCTGTACCAATCGATAAGCTTTGCCTTAACCACAAACTTCCATTATCAATCGTCTCCAATACGGGTTTTCCATCGTCATCACAAATTCGTATACCATAGTTCCCATTGTCGTTTAATCGACCAATTAAGACTTTATCTTTATCTCCCTTTTTAACAACGATATCATACTTATTATTAATCTCAATAGAGCCGACAACGTTATTGCTACCGTCTTTTTGTATTGAGCGTATAAGTAATCCCGACCAAGTCAGTGAGAACATTGAATTACTACGAACTTCTTCCTCGCTTGCAGGAACAAAGTTCGTATTATCATTATCATTACCATTATTATACCCATAAATTCCAAATTTGTCAAATCTTACGAACCGATTCATTTTCAAAACTGGATTATCCGTAGGTGTAAGGTAATCTTTTCCGCTCCAATAAGCGGTAATGCCATTCGTGTCCCAACGGAACGCAGGTGTAGTGCCATCCATAATCGTAATCTTTGAAGTTGAAATCGAACCCGCGCTCAAGAACTGGACTCCAATTTGTCCAGCTTTCATCATTGTGGTCCACGTCTCGCCGCCATCATCACTAAACACGATGCCGCCGGAGGTTATCTTGAGTTTTTGGTCAAGATTCTTCAAGCTTGTAAGTGTTAAGCCAGTATTATCTTGTACAACTGATTCATCCGTTGCTTTTGTAACAATATCTTGTGCAGCAAGCAAACTATCTTGGAGAATATCTTCTTTTAACTCGCCTTTTCCATTCACAACACCCGCCGCGCGATTATAACCGCCCTGTGCATATTGTAAGGATTGAGTAGTTGCATTTATGCGTTGGAACAAATCTTCAAACTGGGTTTTATAGTTTTGAACCGTTATTGTATCCTTATCCGGTTCATCAAAATTTATGCTAATTTCGGAGATAAGAACGGCTTCCTTATATGGAGTACGGACTTTATCATTTTTTAAGTAAGGTTCATATCCAAAAAAGTCCGTGTCTTGTACATAAGTTGTATCGCCAACATGGAATCGACGGAACTTAAACTCTGGGAGTTCGCTTACACGAGTAACCGCAATATCATATTGTACTTGCGGGCGGCTGCTTGTGTATGCAACGCTCAGTGCATCGTAGTAATATATGTTTGGGTCAATGTAGTCTTCGGAGTTCCATGAACCCTCTTGAATATAAGTTGAATACTTATTATAAAACTTTTGGTGAAGCTCTTTTATTTGTTTAAGAAGAGTGTCGCGCCGTGCAGTGTTGGCAAGAATAGCAGCTTGTAATGTTGCCAATGCCGTATCAAGTTTAAGACAAATTGCTTTGTAGGTAGCAATATCGCCATCAAGGTCTTTTATTGTTTTAATTAAGTTGACATTTTGGTCAGAAGGAGCAAGTACAGAAGTTGTTCCACTACCTGTCTGGTTAGGTTTAGAAACATATTGCTTAATCTGCTCTAAAGCTTTTTTTATTGGAATCCATTTCTTCTCTATCAAAATATTTGACTTGTCTGAATCATCTGCTTTTGGATTGGAGATTATGGTCTTGATTCCTGACGTATCGCCTCCCAATGCAGCCAGCTCATCAATTAGCTCGTTGCGTTCTTTAACGGCGCAAGCAAGCAGGCCATCATACACAACTGACTGTTGAAGAAGGCGTGTTTCTTGGTTTCGCAGTAGAATTGCTCTATCTGCGGCGCTTAGATATTCAATATTATACCTGTGAAGTTTTGTATAATATCCGATATAATCATTACCCGCACCGGAATAGTACAGATCTCGATTTAGTGCTTCGCCATCAAGCAAACCTTGGTTTACATAATAATCAAAGTTAAGTACGAAGTTCTCGCGCGGATAGTTCTCCTCACTATCGACGATAGAACAGGTTCCGTTTGGTGCGTTCTCATTATAGTTTGCGAGTACGATGGTTTTCGTTACAAGTTCAGATGAAGATTGAGTGCGACGAATTGTGTTAAGGTCAATACCATAGGTAAAGCCATAGGATAGTTGTTGTCCAATTTTCTCAGAGAAGTAAACAGTTTTCTTCTGTTTACCATTGGAATCGCGCTCAATTGAGCCATCTGCGTTGTGATAAATTTTAAAACGCGCCCAACACTTAAATGTTTCTGCAAGTTCTTGAAGTAGATTAAAACGATTTGATTGTTGTCCATAAATAGTACGTACTTTTTCAAACTGGCTATATTTACGCTCTGTTGCGCCCGCACTTTTAGCCCAGCCACCATAGACAGGTTCGTATAATGGACAGGGAACTTGTGCTTTGTAGATATACGGGGCAGTTCCATCGGGGTTTGATGTGCCTTCAAGGTAATAATAATAGAATTTTTTCGCAACATCTGTGGAATTTATGTCATAAAGGTCAAGAATTATGTCGTTTCCGTCTTTATCTTTTCCGTGAATTAATTCATAAAGCCTTGTTTCAATAATTTTTATAATTGTTTTAGTGGGGTTTGTGCTTTTAATAACAAGTTCAGCATCTTCTAAAAAGTTCTTTGCCAAAGCTTTTAGACAGGTTAAGGTGCCTGAATACCAAACCGTGCCATTGCTATCAATACTTTCTTGTTTTAAAGAAGTGAAAATAGGGATAGGATTAGAGGGGTCTTCTTCGTTAGGCTCAAGCGTTCCAAGACAAATAGCGGAGTTATTTTTTTTATCTACAACTGCAACGGATAATGTACCATCTTTAAATTCATCTTTAAGTCCAATTTGAAATTTGACTTTCATCCCCTCAAAAAGGCCACTTGATAAATATTGTGCGGCACTTGACAAAGTATTATTAACCAAATTCTGTCCAGCTTTAATCGCGGCACTTAGGTATGAGTGACCTTCATATTTTGTTAAGTCGGTATTAAGTTTCAACTCTGGGAAAAGGCCAATTTTAAGTTCTGTACCTATCCAACCGGTTGTATCTTTAAAATCCTTATTATTTGAAAGTAAATTATTGACGAGATCCGATGCATCGTAGTCATAATCAACATAACCAAAAATACGCTTATCATCTGCAGTAGGATCCGAACCCTTCACCTTATATACATTGACATAACGCTCTAAGTTTGCATCGTAAGTTGAAAGCTGTTTACGGCAGTATACATTGCCACGATATTTATCTGATACAAAAGCATTGCTCAGATTAATAGTAAAAATAGTCTTGGTAGTACCTGAAGATGGAATCTTAAATTGATAAATATCACCGGATTTAACCCATACACCGCCGGTAACCAACCAGTTACTATCCTCGTTTGTAATCAACATGCTACTATATTCAGTAGTATACTCGGGCGCATATATAAACTGAACTGCAGTCATATCTGCAAGTTCATCATCGCTATGCGGCACCATTGAGTAAGGAAGATAACAAATAACATTATTTGGAATCTTTTCGTATTGATTTTTTGTTATATTTAAAAATCCATTTGCATAAACACCAGTAAGAGCATCCATATTAGTTATCTTAACCTCGTATAAAGCTTCTTCCTGCGTTTGAAGTAAATGGTCCGTATTTTCCTCGTCCAACTGCCAATCAGTTCCATCCAAAACAGCAGTCGCAAGTTCATAAATAGTTCCTTGGTTATTATTTGCTTCGTCACTAAAATTAAGCTCGAAGCCACTCTTACCAAGTTCATTTATAAATAAGTCTTCACAAGTATACGTAACAGTATTACTATCAGAATCCTCAGATATATCTTTAACTACAAGGTCATACCACTTATCATTTATATCTTCTTGTCCATTATCCCAATAAGCCTTGACCTTGCGCTCGTTCACAAGCAATTTAACAAAGGGGTTATCTATTCTTTCTCCCGTTATAGTATCAATATATGATAAATAAAGTTTGAAAGTGAGTGTGTGTGTTCCATTTACATTCAAAACAAGGTTTGGCTCCAGTGCGCGCGAGCCATCAGTCATAGTGTTTGAGCCAATTACACAAAGCTTTCTTTCTTCGTAGTGACTCTCCATTGACCCAGAGGCAGGTACAAAGTAATCTTCCCAAACACTTATTTCATATTTGTTCATTTTAGCTGCCTCCTTTTAATAATAAAGATAATCATATTCAAGCTTCTTAATCGGGTCTCCCTCAATATCAGTATATGTTGCCAAATACATTTCTGGGCAGTCAAACGAAGGCGGTATTGTAAAGAAGCCTCCATCTTTAATAAGGCTGTTATAAATCTTGCCAGTGGGTTCATTTATCTGACCATCTTTTGTTGCTGAATAGCCAAGTAAGAGGTTTGATTTTACATCGACACAAATAAACTTGTTAGTATCTTGGTCATTTGCGGGAATTGTACGGTCCGCCGCAGAGTCATGAAAATTCAAAACTTTTCCTGTCAGAATCGGACTTACCTCATATGGATTTCGCTGCAGGCAAAGAGTCTTAACAGGGAATACCCCATCTCGCAGAGTAATAAAGAGTTTAAAATTCGTTTCAAGGTCGCCCGCGTTGTAAACTTTTATACCATACTTAGGAGTATCTGTATTAAATCTCTGAGTCTGATCATAATCTCCCTGTTGCATTAACATATTGCTACTTTCGCTCCACTCATCTCGATTCGAAGCGAAACCAACCCATTCGGGAATTGAATACTCTCCGTCTGAGCGAAACTCATTCAAATATTTAAGTCCCTTTCCATTGATATGCCTATTCCGCGCGAAAGGCGAATAAGCAGTAAACTCCAGCGTACCCTCACCCTTATAAACTCTCTGGTCTTTCTCATCAAAGCAAATATAGCTAAGTTGCGGCTCACCCGTTGGTTTAACCAAGTACTCTTTATATGGCCGCTCATCAAAAACCAGTGGCACAATATCCTTACACGCCATCGCGCGCCGTAAGTTACGAAGCTGAATCTCAGTCATCGAGTCATACGCAATTGGTATTGAAAATGGCTTTTGAGAATAATTTGACTTCCAATAATACATCCCATCCCCACCGGGCACTTGCGCCGTAGCGTCTGAGAAGCCGGGGAGCAAACTCTCATTGAATCTGCTCCCGTCGCTTGTTCTCAGAATACCCAGTTTGGAAGAATGGAAGTTTCCTATGGAAAAGCCAATAAAATCGCCTTTTAAAACTTCCAAATCTCTTCCTCCTTTATCTCTTTAGGTTTATCGTTCTTACGTTACGATAATTTGCATCTTTTGTAATTTCCTTCTTAATCTTTCTTACGAGCTGATCTACGTCATAATCGTTCGAAAGTCTGTCTACTTGTATGTCGATATCGTAATAGTTATCTCCGTTATTCTCAGAATTACTATTTCCAAGGTCTCTGGTTTTTGTTAATACTTCGCCAAGGATGTCGCGCAGTTGTAAGAAGTTTTCGGTATCGCGTGCATTAAGTACGGCTTCTGGCTTTGACTTCGTACCGTCCAACCATGCGGGGCCAGTGAAGTTGGCAAGTCCGCCTTTCTTGTAGGCTTGCAACGCGGCCGCAGTATACCAGCCAGTCCAACCAGAGGGATCGTTACTTGTACCAATTAAGTAAGGATACTTTGCGCCTTTGCGTATCTTGAGGATTTTCCTATTGGAAAGACCTTTTGCTGCGCGGCCACCCGAACCATCGGATGCCGCATTACCAAAGCCGACCGTACGAACTCGAGTACCAACGGTTAGTGCTTTCGCACCAGAGTTAGAGCTTGGATTCTTCTTTGGCGTTTGGTTTTGCGGGGTTTGAGTTTGGCTGACACTGGGATACGAAGTAGGGGGAGTATAGGTATTTTTACCTGCATTTTTAGCATCGAGATACTGTTTAGCGAGAATCGTAGTCATATTGCGCTGTTCGATGGCTTTCGCACGCTCTTCTTCGGACATTTGGGTGTATTCGTAGTAATCGGCTAAAATTCGCTCAAGTTCAGAGCCTTCGATGATCTTACCATCGGGACCCCAACCCTCTTCCATAAGGACTTTAACTTGTGCCCACAATGCGCCTGACTCTTGATCTTGCTCAAGTTGCTTTTGCATGATTTCGAGCTGCTTCTCACGAACTTTTTGAGCTTCATCATTTTGCTCTTCGAGTTCGCTTATCTTTTGGTCGATAAGTTCATCAGTATAATCTCGACGCATTTGTTCGACATCTTTTCGCGCGGCGATTATGTCGGCTTGAGTTGAACCTGTGTCACGCTCCATACGGAACAATTGTGCGTCTTTATCAGCAATTTCTTTTTCTCTTTCAGCATTGTCACGTTCCTGACGCTGTTTATCAATGTACTTGCGAAGAGCGTCGAGTATATCTGATTTTGCTTCGGCAAGAGTTGAGATATACTCACTGTACTTATCGATTTCGTCTTGACGCTGCTTGATGAGAGCGTTATAGACATCTTTTTGGAAATCAATGTATTCGTCACGTCCGCGCTGAGTAAGTTCGTAGAGTTGGTCCTCGATTTCCCAAAGAGCATCTTCTGCGCCCTCGATTTCGCCTCTTAGTTCTTCGAGCTTGCTTACTTGCTCTTCGATTCCCTTACCAATATTCTCGTCTTTATTTTTATTTATAAGGTTGTAATCAATGACAACATTGCCCGTTGCCATATCATAGCGAGCATATTTGGAATATTTATTGTTGTTGAGCTTTTCAACATCCTTTTTGCGCTCAGCAATGAGTTGTTGTTGGAGAGCTTTTTGTTGTTCGAGAGATTTACGCTCTTGTTCGGTTTTCTTGGCAAGATCGGAAGCATTACCAAGGCCGTATTGAACAAGGCGGTTGTATTCGGACTCGAGACGGTTACGCTTACGGATTTCGGCATTGATTCTTTGAGTTAGGTTGTAGAGACGATCATAGGGATTTTCCCACGGAGTTTCTTCCTTGGCAGAAGACGAAGAAGATGAGCCGCCAGTGCCAGAGGGATTTGTAAAAGATGGAGTTTTCCAATTATCTCTTGGTGTATCGTCTTTCGCTTTAATAGATTTAACTCGTCTCCATGCTCCTCCACCAACATGTTCCCAACCAGCAGCCGTCATATACTCTGAACCCGGTCCGGTAGCTACTCGATTCTTAGAATATTCATATTCAATATCAAGACTAATATTAGTTCCTGCAATTTGTTTTAATGCCGCCATTGCCAGACCCGCATCTTTATATAACACAACTAAAGAATTATATAAAGAAGTAAAGTCCGCTTTTCCGGTAAGTTTAAACTCGTATAATTGATTAGAGATTTCTTCGAGTTTTTGTCCAGTATATCCTGCTTTAGTTAATATTTGATTAAGACTGGTTCCTGCAGTTTTGGCGGAATCAGCATATGCTCTTGCCCATGCCTTTCTTACTCTGTCTGCTGCGGTCTCGTCTCCATTAGCCATGGCCTGAATATCTGACATATGTTTAGTGACCCAGTCACTATTAACAATGCCCTCGACTCCGCCTAATACATTTATCTGTTCTGCCATCGTAGCTAACGTGGACTTATATTCAGATGATCCTTTTTTCAGCTCTTTTAATTTGTCAATATTAGCTTTAAGCCCCTTTGCAGAAGCTTCGGCCTGCTTATTCCATTTTTTTGAAAGCACCAGATTCGCAAGCTCTGACTGAGTCAATCCATTGATTTCTTCTGCTGCCGCTCCATATTGTAAAGCCATAGCTTTTAAAGCTTTCGTCTTTTTATCGTCTGAAGCGGTAGAGGTTAAAATGGCATTAACATCACCAAGCTGCGCGGCATATTCAAGGGCTTTATCATAGCTATAACCCAAAGCATCCATCATAGCGCTATATTCTGTATCACTAACGTCAGGCTTTATTTCATATTTACCAGTCTTTTTATTATACTTCCAATTCTCCTTTTGATCATCCGATAAGCGATTATAGTCATTAGAATCAATACCGCGTCGGCGATTTAAAATATCTTCATAATCCTTAATCGCCATACCCGCCGCTGTCGACAAGGCCTGTGCAAGTTGATAAGCGCTGCCCTCAGTATAATAAAATGCATCTCCAATCTTAAAGAATGCATCACTAAGATCTGAGTCCATCTTAGTAATAAGATCATACTGCTCTTGAGAGAACGACATCATCGCATCTTGCGCAATTTGGTTAGCTAATGTATAGGCATCTGCCGCGGAAGCAGCTTTATCAGCAACAGAAGGCAAAAGTCCCGAAAGAGATAAGAGACGATCAGAAAGATCATCAAGTGAGACTCCGAAAGCGTCTTGAACGGCTTGCGCATCTGCCCCCGCATCTCGTAGAGACTGTACAAACTCTTCTATACCTTCCTTAGAAGTAAGATCAGCATCAGCGAAAATATCATCAGCTTTATCTCCAAGAGAGTTAAATATTTGCGCTAATGATTTACCTTCTCCTTCAAAGGTTGTACCTAATTGATAGATAGCTTTTCGAGCATCTTCTGAGGCATTTCTTAGTTTATCAGCTTCATCTCCAGTGCTATCTGCCCATTGGTTTACTTTTGTATTTTGCTCTGTAGTTAAAATTGTGAAAGTGCTATTTTCTAAACCGGTCTGTACGGCTTCAAAAAATTCAGCGCTGGTTATATTTTCTAAATCAAATTGTTGATTATAATATTTCCAAAGAGCTTCCTCACTCTGTCCTGTTTTTTCAGCTTCTCCTGAAATATACTTAATAATATCCATATAGCCGCTATCGCTATATTTTTGACTGCCTTCCGCAGTGTTTACGTCTATGCCCGCATATTTTTTAAGAAAAGCTAAGTTATCATTAGTAACCTGACCAGTTCCGGTGTAATCTGATTTTAATTTACTAAAATCTTTTTCGTAACTATTCTGATAGGCTTTTTGTCGTTCTACTTGTAAAGTTTTATAAGCCTTTTTCTCTTGGTCACTAAGACCATTATAAAAAGCCTTTCCAGCTTCAGCTCCTGCTTTTTGGAAATCTGCTGCAACGGCTGCGCTAATTTCCTGCGCTAAAGCATTATCTTTGTTTAAGTTTAAAAGTTTGCCCTGATAAGTCCAGCGACCTTTAGAGTCTTTTGAATAACCATCTCGGTCTTTTAGAATATCATCTAAATATTGACCGACTGTTTTTCCTGTCCCTTCTATTTTCTGACTTTGCTCTTTAGAATCGGCGACCCAGTCGACAGCTTTCATAACAGCAGCGTCAGCACGACTGGCATCTGCAGCCATACGTTCATCGCTATAATAATATTTGCTATCCGGGTCTCCGCCAGTAACGGCATCTTTAGCTTGTTGTAATGCCGCTGTATTATTTTCCAATGCAGCAATAGCCTTATTTAATACAGTAGAACTTTCAACCTGCTTAAAGAAACTAATAAGCGCTTTCTCGTCCCCGCCGAAAGCTTCCTTAGCCAAGGCTTTATCTTCCTCATTTAGATTACCTTGTCTAATTCTTTTAATCTGATCTTCTGTAAAGCTTGCACCTTGAACAGTTGCCAGACCCTCCATAATCTTATTCATTTCAGCAGGGTCTTTACCAAACTTACTAATTGCGGTAGAACCTAAGGCGCCAGCAGTTGCCCCAGCGGCCGCACTCGCTCCAGCTACAGCTACCAGACTTAAACCTCCCGATACTGGAGCAAGAAGTACGCCCAACGCACCCGCAATAATTCCAGCGGCGGTAGCTACCCCCTTTGCAGTTTCTTGTTCGGCAGTAGTAATGTCTGTTGTAGCAACGCCTAATTGGTCAATCGCAGAATTGTACTCTGCTGAAGTTTTTTTCGCTTGTAAAACAGCCGATGTCGCTTCAGCAGATTTTAATGCATTTTCTGTGGCTTTTTGATACTCACTCCAAAAGCTACTATCAGGAGTCCACTGTCCATCTTGATATGATACATGAGTAGATAAATTTGGGTTCTTTTCAAGAATCTCCCGAATTACCGTGTTAGATTCTCTTCGAGCTTCTTCATACTCAATAGTTCCTTCTGTCAAGTGATCCATTGATGCAGTAAGCTCGTTAAATTTATCCTTAGCCTGGGTTATATTACCAAGCTCCTCTGACAAAGCTTGTATTCTTTGGGTTGCTCCCGTCAAAGCATCAGAATATAAAGATACTTGCTCATCAGAAGTCCTAACAAGCTTATCAAATATAGTAGTCACGCCTTTGATAGCTAAATTCATTGCTACAACACTTAAAAGAAGTGTGTTCATAGGTGTCATAAAACTACTAATAGATTTGCTTAAAGATTGAGCGCTGCTTTTTCCAAGGCTGTTTATCTTTCCTATGTTGCTTTTGAAGCTCTTTAAACCGCCATTTACTTTAGGCAAGTTTTTATTAAACTTTTCCCATTCCGCGGCATTTAATCCTTTACCTTCATTCCATCCAGTTTTCCAACCGCTTTTTATACTTTGTCCAAAAGTTTCTTTTGTAGTAGAAGAATTATCGATTGCAGCCTCTACTTTTTCGCCCACTTCTTTACCAATATTTTCACTTGTTTTAGAATCTATCGTTGAAACTTTATCTTTAATCTTAAATTTATTGCCAGTCATAGTGGTATTTCGCGTAATCTTATATTTAGGATTTTGAGCGCTTTGTGCTCCTTGCGTCATACCTTCTTTAGTGGCTCGATAAATCGATTTTTTTGTAGCTTTATAAACCTCTTGCTGTGCTGCGACAGTACCTTGCTCAGTTCCTTTTTTAACGTTCTCTACTACGTTTTCAATTTTTGTTGAGCCAGTAATAGATTTTATACCGTTAAAGACTCTATCACCATATTTATCATAAGCTTTTCCTAAGGAGGTAAAAGTTTTAATAATCATTCCTAAAGTCAAAGCAAATGAAGCCACACTATTGTTCATCGTATCGCCGACGGTTATAATCTTGTTAATAATATTCAAGAGTCCCGTCAACATATCAACCGCGCCCTTAATAATCGCGCTGTTGCTAAGATTCATCGTAAACTCTTGCCAAGCATTATGTAAGCGATTAATCTTACTCTCCAAAGATTCAGTTGTTTTCTCAAACTGCTCTTGTGATGAACCAGCACTATTGTATGCCGCATTTACAAGTTCAACAGTTCTGTCGTAGTTAGACATCATAGCAATGAAACGGCTCTGCTGTCTACTACCTGCAGCCATCGTTGCAACATAACGTTGCTGATTTACAGTTAAAGAATCCCATCTCTTAGCCAAATCAAGGAAAACATCATCAAGCTTTCTAAATTCGCCATTACTATCACGAAGTGCTACGCCAACTGACCGCAAGGCTGTCTCGATCTTATTAGCATCAACTTGTTCGCCATCAACTTCAACAAGTTCATTCGGATTCTTTTTCAGCTCGGTGAAACGTGCAACGATTGTTTTCATGGCAGTACCTGCCGTCTCTGCAGATTCACGAGTTGTTTCTATAATCTGTGAGAGAAAAGCTGCCGTAGTCTCAAATTCCATGTTTGCATTGTGCGCGATGGAAGCAGTTTTTGTCATTGCAGTGGAAATTTCTTGTGTATCCGAGGCGGTGATCTTAGCAAGTTCTGAATAAACATCATTGACCTTTTGCGCCGAAGTCTCGTTAATTTCCATGTTAAAACCACGAAGCGCGGCGGTCATCATGTTGGTTGCTTCAACATAATCCATTCCTGCGATACGTGCCATCTTCATCGTCTCAGTAGAGACTTCCATTACCTCATTGGTTTTAAGACCTTGCTGGTAGAAGAGAGTGGCAGTTTCATACGCACCGAGAGTCGTTGTACCAAGCTCGTTAGCCATTTTTGTATATTCAGGAAGCTGATCCCACATATCACCAACAGAAAAGTCAGTAACAACAGCCGTTTGAGTCATGGCTTTATCAAGCTCTGTTACAGATTCATAAGCCTCTCTAACCGCACGCTTAAATAATTGAATTGCATTTTGAATACCAAAGAAATTCAATAGGCTTTGGCGCAACGAATCGATATCTCTTTTTTGTGCGGCTAAGCGGTCAAACTGGTCAGAAACTTGTTCCATTTCATTTTCCATATTGCCCGCGCTACCGAGAGCTGATTGTAAGGCTCTGTTTATTGCTTCAATAGCTTCTTCGGCGCCTTTGCCAGAGTTATCCTTAATTGATTTTAACACTCTGTCAAAATCTTCAAGACTTTGAATTTTTGAAAAATCAACCCCAAAAGAAAACCAATCAATATCTTTTATACTTTCAAGATTCTTTTTTAATTCCTCAAATCTTGCCACGCCAATATCTTGTTGTTTTAGCGCGATCAAGTTTTCTTTCGCTTTTTTAAGATTGTCCTTTAGTTCGTTTAGTCGTTTATTAGCCTTGTTTATATTCTCAAATTCGCCAAGATCATAATTGTCTAAATTTGCTTGAGCCTTCACAATAGCATTATGAGCTTTGGTATTTTGACCTTTCTTAGTAGAAACATTTTTCTTTAAGCGTTGTATTTCGGCTTGCGCAGCCTCTGAGCCATTGTTCTTCTCGCTTGCCATGAAGCTATCTAATTGATCTTGTGCCTCTTTAAGAGCCTGCTGGGTTGCTTCGGCTTTTTGAGTTGCTTGAACTAACACGCTGGCAAGCGCGTTATAACCTTTTACAACTTGAGAAACATTATCTTTCTGTATTTGCCATTTATCGACTCGTTCTTGAGCCGCCTGCTCCTTTTTATTGGCGTCTTCTACTGCAGCCGTATACTTACGGCGCGCGGCAGTCATTTGCTCAATAATCTTTACGGATTTTTGTAAATTCTTCTCATCAACACTTAGGAAATCAGTATCAATTCCAAGCCTTTGGAGTTTTTGCTCTATTGCTTTAATATCTTTTGTAATTTGATTCTGATCGGTAAACTTAATTACGCCATCCTTTGTGGACGCACGCAAGTTCTTAACCTTTTCTGTAATGCCACTTAAAATTTGATTAAATTCTTTTTGTGTAGATGCTCCTAAATTTAGGTTCGAGAGATTATCTCGCATTGTTTTCACAGTTTGATCTATATTATCAAGCTGAGTAACAATATTAATTTTTAGGGTTTCTTGAATTGTTCCTCCTTTCTTTCCCAAAACCTTTCCTCCTTATAAAAAAATCGACATTAGTTTTAGAATTAAAACTAATGTCGAAACCTCATATATCACTATCTATATCGTCATTTAAATACATTAAATCCATAACTCTGGTGTTATTCCTTCCGCCTACTGGTATAGCCTTTGCGCGCAAGGTGCTAACAACCGGAGTAGCATTTTTTCCCAAACGAATTGATAGGTCAGACACCAGTTTTAATCGTGGAATTGTTATAATTCCGGTCTTTGTAGCTCCAGACTCGTCATCCTTAAAACGAGTCTTTCCTATTAAGTAAAGATACCCATCAAAAGTTGATTGACCAACGCGCGCAATCGTAGCGCCGGAATTGTAAGCAAAACAATAATCCAATATCACATTAGTGTATGGCTTATCAATTTTGAAATGGGTTTCATCTACTTTTTCGTAAGAGATAATTTTCTCGCCAGTGGATTTATCATATATAAAAATTTTTGTATCAGGTGCAGGTGGATTTGAAAAAGTAATAACTCCATTCTCATCGCTTTCCTTTTCCTCATACTTTGGAACCTCAATGGATTCATTCTGTACGTCGAAAAGCCTTAGCCCATTCATCAAAGCAAATTGAGTTTTAGAGAAAACTCCTTGGGAAAAAATAAGCTGAACTTCTTTTGTTGTATCCCAATCAACTCTTGCTCTGTTGTCAAAGCCTCCATTTGCACTTATATAGCTTTTAATTTCTTCGAAGTTGGCTATGCTGATGCGGTCAAATGCCGCGATTGTCTCCCCAACTTCGAACTTCCGGCCTTTTATCTCCATTGGATAAGTAGCTTTTAGTAGAACAGAGTACAGTTCTTTAAATCCAAATTGGGCGGTTTCAGTCATTTTATCACCTTAGTAAAAAGGCGGACGCCATTCGACATCCGCCTTTTTTAATTTTATTTTTTACTGTTTGTCAGATTTAGCAGCGTTAGCTTTAAGGTCGGTAGCATGGTAGATTGAAGTAGAATCAGCGGCGGGATCAGAACCATTACCAGCGAGCTTATACTTAACAAGACGTACCATCTTACCGTCCGCGGGACGGAGTACGCGGAGGTTCATGTTGAAAACGGAGGGATCTCCCTCTGCCTCCATCGTGATAGTGTTCTCGGACATAACTTTTGCCTTGGGTATGATGAGCTGGAACTCCTCATCCTTACCAGTAGTTCTGGATCTGGCGAAAGTATCACCAACAGCATAGTAGGTGCCGGGGAAGGTGGATGCACCGATATCAATTATTGCACCATCAACAGCAACATCAAAGGAGCAGAAATAAGTCTCACCAACAGTAAGTGTTGCAGGAGTAGCGCCTTTGGCGTCGAAGAACTTGGGATTCTTCTTTTCATAAAGCTTGCCATCGGGTGCAGTATACTTCGCAGACCAACCAGAAGTATCAGAATAAGTACTGCCGCTGACCGTAGGAACCGTTTCCGCAGTTGCAACAAACTTCTCTGTCTTCATAATGAAAGCGCTGGCGCCAGTATAATCAGTAACAGTACCATTACCAAACATGATGGCCATGGACTTAGCACTAAAGAGAGCATCCTCAAGAGTGATATTGATCTCCTTACCGAAGTCCCATATAATGAGATCGGCATTACCCTTACCACCTTTTGCTGAAGTGTCCTCTGCGGTTTGCTCAAGAGTGGAAACCTTTAGTGTATCAAGGTAAAGAACCGGTACAGTAGGCTTGCCGTCTGCGCCAATATCATATAGCGTAAAGTCGCATACTTCTTTAATGCCGTACTGTTCAAGGATATTTGCCATATTAAAATAGCCTCCTTAATAAAATTTATTCATTTGTAATCCAATATTTCGGGTGTATTTTCTTTGCATCCGCGCCTGCAAGTATTGATTTAACGTCCGTCTCATAGGCCTCTTTCCTCTGATAACGATCGATAATCTTACCAAGCGCGGCATAACTAATCTCTCCGATATTAAGTGGAGTGAGTCCAATTCCCATACAACAAATTGAAACAAGAGAATCGCCAAGAGATAAACCCATACCTTTTTTAGCTTTAATCCTATCTCTCAATCTTGCCTTAGCCTTCATTCGTTTAACGCGCGGACTCTCGTCAGGATCGGGTTTCTCTACGGGATTCATTCCCAAGCTTATCCGCACGGTATTTTGTAACTCAAAAAACTCCTCTTCGTCTATTATACGAAGCTCTTCTGCAGAAGTTACATTCATTAATTCATTTTCAAGATCTCCAAGCACTATAACTTGACTATCATATAGAATTGTAATATCCTCGTGAAGAAAGAATTGAAAGGCTTCGCGCAATGTAGTTTCAAATTCCTTGTCCTCAAGTGCACTCCCCAGAATAAAAATCCAAGGAGTAGGAATTGGTCCATCATAACTCGGATTATGTTCATGGATAGAATCTTCTAACTCTTCCTGTGAAGTAGTAAAAAGTCCTTCCCATTGTGTAAATTTAGGATTCTTTAAACTGTCGTTTAAAGATGGAGGATATACAGAGTAGTTCCTTTTTTGTATCGGCAGTCGTAGAAAGGCATAAGAATTAATCATAACTTGTAATCATAAAACCTTGTTCATAGCAACTTATTTCTTCTGTAACGAAGTTTAAATCAAAATCGCCGCCTACTATTTTGCCAAGACCGTTAATCGTCTTACCACTTAAACTTTTCTGTATTTCTCCAAGTATTGCAAAAGGACGCAAATTGCTGTCTTTAATAATCCATTGCGTCATTGGTACGAAACTTTCGACCTTTATAACAAAATCCCTAAACTCATCATTATCATTTATGTCCCCCGATTCAACTCGTAAAACAACAATAGAATTGGCGATCTCTTTTGGACCAACCTTAGGGATAATCCTAATCAACTTCTCAAAAAACTTCTCTCGAATTTCTTCTTTTTTGAAGTCCTCATGGCTTAGGGGATCTTTATCGGTATAGTATAATAATTTGAGAAGGTTCTGATTAGCTAAAAGGCGATTCATAATTTTTTGAAGATTGTGCCCAAGTTCTTCACAATTTCGTACTCCCATTATTCTTCGCCTCCCTCTAACCAGTAGTAATCGTCAGATGTATCTCCTTCCGGCCTTGTAGGCGCGGGACTGTTATCGTAGAGATACACTGGATCATATGACACAAATTCAACTCCGGGAGTTGATAAAAGGTCATAACCTGTAATTACATAACCTTCTTTGAACGCGCCCTCTCCAATCTCAAAATATACATCTTTTTTAATGTATGGGTTTTTGGGCATAACCATAAAACTTAGTTTAAGATTTTCTCGGTAGAGGACGTTCATACGGGAACGAGACTTAATTTCGTCTTTCAACATATTATCTTCTTGACCATAGACATAAGCCCAAGATGATTGCGTACTACCATCGCGCGCAGTCCAAGTCAAATAGTGAGTCATTCGTATAAGGGTGTAACGATTATAACCACTTGCTTTAATATGTTCAAGATAATATACCATCCAAGGAGTTTTTTGGTTATTCGCATCATCTAACATAAGAATAGTACCCGGTTCTAACTGAACCCGGGTTCGTGTTAGAAGATGCGCCATTGTCTTGGTATTATCTTGTGACAGAGGCTCTAAAGTACCCGCTTCCATTGTATCTCCATAAGGAAAGTCCAGTCTGTAAACTGAATAGGTAAGCTTGCGCTCAAACTCTCTTTCCCTTTGGTTTTGTAGTCGAGATGGGTAATCAGTACCATAGCGATTCAGCCTTTTAAAGTATATATCAAAATCGCCCATTACCTCACCCCTTTGAAACTAAAGTCATGCAATCAAAAATAGTGCTCCTGAAATATTCATAACGTAAATATCTTAATGTCGAGAGCTTATACATTAAAATATAATAGTTGATTGTGCGATCCTCTTCGGGAATACCCATTAGTTCAATTATAATTGAATCTAAAAATTTTTCCCACTCTCGATTCTTCTCAAACTCGCACAAAAGCCCAAAAAGTTTATTTTTAAGCTTATTGGCATATCCTTCCTGCGCATAGGTCATGAATTATCACCAGCCCATTTCCGATAATTATATGGAGACCCTTTAATAGACCGATAATAAATGCTTTCAAGTCTGCGCGCGGTGTCTCGTTCATACTTGAGCGTTTTATTGAGCTTGTCAAGAGTGTTACCGGGAGAAAAGTCTCTCTCATCATACAAAGGCTTAACATTCTCCCAAGTCATAATACTACGATTCAGCCACTCACATTTCATGAGAGAAGCTAAAATTTGTATTTCTTCGTTGCTTAAGTCGCCTTCAAATCCCTCGTCGGTACGTTTCAAAGAGACACGAGGAAACTTAAACCAAGGCAAGGCCGCATCGAGAAGTCCAGATAAGTCTTCCTTAATCTCGTCTTCTGTCCACTCAGTCCATTCATCTTCCAAGATTCTACCAAGCGCCGCCTTGTACACAGTAGAATAGGGAGTCATGTTAGTCCTCCTTAGCTTGACGATTTAGCTTGATTGCTGACATGATATCTATGCCTGTCATTTTCTTGAGTATTTCAGTCTTAGATATATCTGCACATTCGTTCTCAATCATATAGGAAATAAGGTTCTGAACCTGCTCGTAAGGAAGGCTCTTTATCTGCTCCTTAAAGTCAACAAGCGGCATAACTGTTGCCATTCTTTTGAGTTGAGAATCATTCAAACAAATCACTTCTGTTGTATCGCCATCCTCAAGCCCAAGTTCGATGCGCGCGTCCTTATCATCAATGAAAAGCATACCTTGCTGTACCATATACTCAAAGCCGGGGTCATAAATAGCTTCTTTAAGCACGCCCCAAGGCATAGGCTTCTTTGCGCCTTTCTTTTCCCAACGTCTTTTGTAACGAAGGTCGGGGATATTTACGGAAAGAGAACCCGTTGTCATATTTACAAGCATAATCTTGGTATCGTCTGTCATAATTTATTACTCCTTTTTACTCGCCCTTATAGGGTTATATTTTTAAAGGGGAAGGAAGGAACCCTTCCTCCCCCATTTTATTTGTTAATATTCTTCCAATAATAGCCACAACTTGTACCTTGCCTTTTTATTGCTCGCCCAATAGACATATCTGTGACGCCCATGGCAGAAGCTGCGGCTTTAATAGAGGGATAGGTTTGAATTAATTCACCTTGTTTCGTATATTGTCCAACCGTATGTCCCTGACTACGTACAATACCTCTCTTTCGCGCGGTATCTTGATTATAGTCTTTATAACCCTGTAAAACAAAACGGAGACTATCTGGATGGATATTTTCCATCTGACAGATTTCATTAGAAGAGTATCCTTCGTCCCAAAGGCGCTTTATTCTTTCGTGATCATGGCGTTGAACTCCGCCACCGCCACGAGTGGTGTTGTAGCCATTAGGATAATAAGTATTATATTTTTCAATATAATACTTCTCTTTTGCGTCCAACTCAGAAGCTTTTTCTACTTCTTCTAATGTAGTGACTTCAAAAGATTCTCTTCCATATTTTCTAATAGCATTATGAAAATAATTGTTGTCTTGCTGTGTTTTACTTGCTGAAACATGCCTTACCCAACGATTAGCAACAGTACAGACTGTTTGGCCAACATACTGTTTTCCATTAACTTTATTAGTAACAAGATAAATATAATTCATTCTAAACCTCCTTTAGAATAAATAATATGGCCGTTTGGTTTGGAAGGCAACTCATAACGAAAGGTCATGACTCCTTTCGTAACGGCCATATTTAATTATTTTATAAATTAAAGATCATACGGGGAAGCGTATGTGTTTGTAATTCCGGTGTTCTGATATATGGCCCAGTTGTGGTGTGCCAAGATAGCAGAGCCCATCTTTCTATACATGTGTATCTCCATGGAGTTATCACGGTTCTTAAAGTCATTGATCTGGGTCTGGCCCTCAAGAACAACCTTAACAACACGCTCTCTGCCTGTAGGAAGAATATAAGCAAGCTGAGGATCAATCCAAGTCTGCTCGTTATTCTCGTCAATAAAGGACTGAGGAAGCTGAACGATAGGAGTACCACGGAAGATATTGATATAGCCCTGATTGTGGATAGCATCGATATCCTGCGGATGATAGACGCCCGCAATGTGGTTGGTAGCGTCAACAGGAACTATAGCGTCGGGACCCATAGCAGCGATGAACTCGCCGGGAGCGAAGATGACAGCACCTTCACCATAAGCGCGGACAACATTAACAAGCTTAACCATTTCCTCGGAATCGAAGGAAGAAGCGGAGTGCTTGTTAGCTGCGGGACGACCAGTAGCATTTATAGCTGCGCGCAGTGTATTCTGAACGTCAACATAGACGGAATCAGTAATACCCTCGGTCATGATATCCATAACCTCAGCCATAACCTCGGCACCATCAAGCATTCTCTCATAGTCGATTGTGCAAGCGCCACCGATAGTGTAAGTATCAACAGTAAAGCTGTCAGAATCAAGACGGAAAGTCTCATAAACACCAGAAGCCGCGGCACGAGTAAGGAACTTCTTCGCACGATTGCGGCCAAGGCGAGTCTTAAACGCAGCCTTTTCATTGTTACCGACAACCTTAACTTCAGCAAAGATGCCGATAGCATCGATAACTCTCTTAGGAACAATCTCATCGATTGTTTCAACCATTATAGAATATATATCATAACGGTTCTTCATAAAGCTATAAACATCGCCCGCAAGAGCTTTAAGCTCATCACGAAGGGCGTCATTTACATTCTGAACAGAATAATTAGCAGGCGCAGTACCGCGAGCGGCATGGAGAGCTAATTCTTTAATCTCAGCAATAGTAGCCATTATATAGTCCTCCTTTCCAAAAATTAAAGTCCAATGACTTCAAGCTTAACGCCAACCTGACCATCGGGCATAGAACCTGCGCCCATGCCAGTGGCAACCTTGAAGCAAAGACCAGAAGTGGGTTTCGTAGCAGTAAGAGTAACAACACCCTCTGCGCCAACCTTACCATAAAGAGCCTTCGTGCCAGCATTCTTTATAGCTTCGACAACCTTATCATTCGAAGTAAACTCGGATGAGTCGTAACCAATTGTATTGGTTGTCCAAATATCATGGATTGCGGGATAACCCATGCGAGGATAAGAACCCTTTTTGTTTATAAAGTTCTTGAGACCAACCTCTCTATTGCTGTATATATGCTCACTGGTATAAACAACAGCAAGAGGGCAATCCTCACCTTCTGCCTTAGGAAGGCAAACTTCGCGCTTAGCAGTGTCAACAGCAAGAATCATACCGTTCTCTGCTGCTACGCTAAGCTTGCACTGAGCCTCAATGCGGCCATCGCGACGGAAAGCGACATTGTTGAGCTCTATCTGACCATTACCATCAATAGCAAGTCTTGTAAAAGCCATTATAAAATTCCTCCGTTAATTGTTAGTATATCTCTCAAGGATGGCATTTATGCCGTTTTTCTCAACATTATCCTTGGGAACATAGTGTTTCTTAGAATCAAGAGCAAAATTCGCGGGATTACTCTTAACCAAAGTGTAGGCCAATTCTCTATCAAGAGCCTCATAAGTATACTTATCAACTTCCTCAACAAACGTATCAAGTATTGATTGATCAAGTTTATTAGAGTAAGTTTCGATAAGACCAAGCTTATCTTGCTTCTCAATATTAGCCTTGTAAGTAGAAAGTGCGTCTACTTGCTCTTGAAGTAAGTTTTTGTCGCTCTCAAGCGTCTCAATCTGCTGAGTAAACGTCTCCTTCTCTGTATTATAAGTGGAGATCTGGGTTTCAAACTCTTCTGTTTTCCGCTCCAAAGCCTCAATTTTTATATTAAGTTCTCTAACTTGACCATCAAGCTCTTGCTCTCTCTCAAGTCTCTTATCAAGATTCTCAAAAGTATTCTCATTCAAAGCCTGAACAAGTCGAAGACTATCTCTTTCCGCGGCGGTTACATCTACAATGAAGCACTGCTCCTTAGAGTTTATCTCAACAGAGTCGTTTTCATCATTCTTGGTGTAATAAACCCTCTCGAAAATCTGCTCATCATAGTTCCAGCATACGGCATAATTATCATAAACTTCACAAATCTCATAATTAATCACATAACCGCCCTCTTCGGTGCAGTTAGGATTAAGAAGAGACCAAAGCTGATTTGCCTTGCGTTCATCGGAAAGCTTAAAATTAACTATCATTTGCTTATCCTCCAATTTCTTCTCAAATTGTGCAAGATATTGTTCCACTTTTTTGATGGTTCCGCGCAGGTCATCAAGACTAAAGAAAGCCGCGCCCTCAAAGCAAGGCTCAACCTCATCGCCAAGTACCTGCAAGCCCAAGAAGCAACCTTCGGTATACTCAAAGAGTCTTTTACCATCAATCATCCTCCACGTACCTTTAATTGAAGGCCCGTAAAGTTCCATTGACTCTCCTTTACCGAGAATTAAGTTTGCTTCAGCATAAAGAGCGGTGAAAATTAGGACGTCCGCGCAAGCGTAAGTCCGAGTCACACCGTCTTCATCTTCATGCTGTTCCCAAGCAAAATTCGGATTTTCGGGAACAATACCATATATCCTACCTTCGCTTCGACGCTCGCCATGATCAGAATAATCATCATTAATCTCATCAAAAATGCCCTTAACAGGAGTATAAGGCAAAGTCATCACAAGTTTTTCTGCGAACTCTCGACTTATATATGCGGCATTACGATTTTCTCCGAGATAAAAAATACGAACGCGAGCCTTTGAAATAACCTCGTTATAAGGTTCTAAATTTCCATATACTTCTACGGAAAATTGATTTAGTTTCTCACTCATCTAATTTCCCCCGTATTATTCGCTGATTCATCATTCTTCAAAGTCTGCGGTGCTTTCTCATCATCCGTCTTACGAGGCGCGCCCACTGGGTTTGCACCCGGTTTAGAGCCGGCCGCGGATTGTGTGTATGAAGAACTGGGCGGAATTAATATCTCCGTTAGTCCAAGCGCATCATTCTCCAACGTCTTTACATTAATGATATCTCGCTGAGAGAAGCCCATGGCAATCGCGGGCATCAGTAAACTGTAGCCGCTTTGCGCAAGCTTAAAGCACATATCCACATATTCTTTGCGATTCTGTTCGCAGACAGGATATATTACATATTTAAAGTTAATGTTGTTATTTCCAAAAAGTTGGTTGACCAGCTGAGTTACAAGGAAAGCATATCGTGTAGCAAACGTCATCATAATAGAAATATCCATTTTAATTGATGCCGCAAGTGTTGCGCTACCAGTCGAGCAAAAAAGTTCTGAGCTAACGCCCGCGTTATTGTAGATGTTTTTATACATTCTATCCAATGTGTTATTAATCGTATCTGCTGAACTGGACGATGCTACCGCATCAACGTCGCCGTAGGTCGTTAATACGCTTATGTTACGATTTCCTTTCATCATTCCAACTGCGCCTTCGTGCATAAGTTGGACTTCATCTGGTTCGAAAAGAAGGGTACCATCACTAAGATGGGGTATTTTCTGAACTAAAATCTTTCGAATGTTCTCTAAAGCGCGCGCCTGTTCCACGTCTATTGCATTATCATACTCAACACAAGCGCTGATTGCACTAAGGAACATCGGACGACCATCAAGTGCGGGGAAGCATACCCCTACATCTGAAGGTATCAGAATCCACTGAGGTCCTTTACCTTTCTTATATTTCTTGTAAGCCGTTACAATAAATTTTGGATAAGAGTTAAGAGCTTCTTTTCTTTTTGAGTCTGAGTGTATGGTGTCAAAATAGGCAACATTAAATTCAATTATATCATTACCAAACTCATCGCGGAAGTTAGTCGCGCAATAGGCAGGTGGCAAATCAATAATCGATAAAACGTTCTTATCTAACTCTTGAATAACACCATAATAACATCCATCAACAAGTGCCCGTTGAGAGAATGTTGTAAATATACTCCTCAAAGGAACGGAATCTATAAAGTCCATTGCACGCTGATAACGCTTCTGCAGGTGAGAAGTGGAGAGATTCTGACCGAAACTTGGATTAGGTATTAATAAACCCGCATAATCCAAAAGCGTCGCATAGTACATAATAAGCTTTTTATAGATGCCGTCTTTGAGAAAATAGTTACGAGAAAGCTTTTGTTGTTCTTCCAACGAGCCAGACTCTACAATGCGCTTGATTTCTTCGGGCTTATAATCTCTTGTCGAGGTAGTATAACTACGGAAAAAGGTGCTATTCCATGCCCGGTCATTAGTCGCAATAAGAGAGTCTGTAACTTTCGCAAAGGAGGTTGCAAAATCTGGTTCTTTGGACAGTATTCGATTGTTGTCGTTAGAACCTGTCATAGGTTAATTACCTCCTGTAAAAAAAATTAATTGACGAGATATGCCGCGCCTTTTGTCTTTTTTGAAGGCTTCTTCTTCGTATTCTTTAATGCGCCAAAGCCCATAGGCAAACGCAGAATACTTATCTTTGGGATACCTTTCATTAATACGTTCCAGTACGATATCGGTGCCCGCGCCAGTTCGTTTTAAACGAAGGTTAGCCATTTCTTGGAAAAGGCTCGTTGTCATCTCGTGCGGCATTAATCTCTTAACTCTTTGTTCCACAGACATCTTGCGGCCAACTTTAGTGGCGAGTAAAGACAACTTTGCATCTTGTTCTTTGATAAGAAAACGTACTCTGCCACCATTTAGTTTGGCGTAGCAATTACTGTGGATTTGAGAGTTGAGAGAAGCGGATGCCTTGATTCCATATAGGATGCAGCGTGCATCATGAGGTTGTACTTTTCGGTAATTTTGGTCATTTATAAAGCCATAAGGCGGATAGTAGGTTCCGTCTTCACCGAATTGCGCACGAATCATTTCATCACCAAGTCCAACTCCGAGGCCGTTTGTATCGATTACGACTTCGCGCGGATCATACAAATTGATTAACCGTTTAATGTCGGCCGCTTGGCGAGAAAATGGCTTAGTTTCAGGGGTACGACCAAGTACCACGATATTAACTAAGCTTGCGAAATACTTACCATCAAAAACACTGACTTTGAAGATGCAGGCTACAGTTTGGTCACTAAGCCTGCCAACCATTACTTTCCATACGAGTCGTTAATTCGTATGCGTTTTCTAAGAAACTGCTATATGTTTCCATATAGATAAGACTATATCTTTATCCTCGAGGGATATTTTCTATTTCGACTCACTTGAGTCTACTCTCTTGCGAGATAGTCGTTGAACCAATTGTTTAATATAGTATCAATATTGTCAAAGTCAAAATAACCAATTATTAAATAATTATAACCATGTGCAACAGCTTCTTTTTCTTTTTCTGCGTCGATTCTTTGTTGTTCTTTGAGAGGAACTTTGAAATATTTATTTTCTACATAGTGTTGTTCGCCATTGTACTCGATAATTAAATTATAATCCGGCAGATAAAAATCATATCTTCTTTTTTTATTAGATTGCCAACTAAAAGAGTATTCAATTTCAAAAGTCTTGTCATTACTCATAAGCCAGTTTGTGATTTTTTGTTCGCCTTTGCTGCGTTTCTTGTTACAATGCGGGCATCCAAAGTTATCATAAAGTTTTTTTACTTTCGTCTTCCATATAAAGCCGCATTTGTGTCTAACAAGAACTTTTTCATCTCTTGAAGAATATTCACTTAATAGTTCGTATTCTGTAGGAAGTAAAGCTTTTACCGCTTGAGTGTTTAAAAGCTCTCTACCAACACAAAAAGGACAGTTAGAATTTTTAAGAAATTCACTCCATGGCTTACTGTAAATTTGCTGGCATTTTAAACATTTAACTCTTACCATATACTTTTTTGTTTCTGTTCTGTACCAGAAATCAACAAGTTCCATATCAGGGCTGTTTGAAATATAACTTTTAATTTTTTCTAAATTACTAAAATGTTTTGCTTGTTTGTTGTCAGTATTATAACAAAAGCAAATACCCTTTCGAGAAGAATTAATATAGTTATTAAAACTTGAATATTGAGTTATTTTTCCGCATTTCAAACATTTTATTGAAAATGGCTTACTAACTCTTGTATATTCAACTATTTCAAAAGGTTGATTTGGAAACTTGTCTTTAATTCTTTGACAAATCTCGTCTTGTGATACTATTTTCATAATTACCTCCAATTGGTGCGGATTGGCTCTTTTTAATACTTAGGCTTACGCCATATACCATACTGATATTTGTTTCTACTTTCGTAACATGATAGCATCGAGGCAATGCTATTTTAGTATATCAGTCTTTAAGCGTTCCCCGCTTTTAAGAAAATTTTGCATTTGCTAATCGCTTAGCAAAGGGACATTATTTTATCCACTGAAATTAAGTAGAATTGATTCTTTGTAAGTCTACTCGAAGCGTGCAATTCGGGATTTTTTAATTTTCGATATTTTGAAATTTTGTCGAAGTTAAACCAAGACTCGCTATCTCCGCCGCCCCACGAGGACATATACTCGCGCGCAAAGGACTCTTCATTATATGAAGGCGACATCTTTAGTCCATTGATATAACTTCGATCGATCAGCCCGTGCATCATAGGAACACGATAGTCACATCCCATGACAAAGGCCCGATCAGGTTCTATGATTGCTGTTTCAAAACAGTCAATAAGTTTGTCGTATGCATAGGAAGTTCTTGCTCCGGCAGATGTCATGATCGCCTGCTGCTGATTCGGTTCTTTTGGGTTCACGGTGTTGTCGGGAAGACGACGTGACACGTTCATTAATGGAAGGACGATTTCTGTTATATCCTTCTCATCATGGTCTCTCAGCTCATCCAGTAGGCCGCCGTGCCTTCTGCCACCACGGGTGCTATCAGCAGCGCCAACCACCGTAAATTCTGAACCATTTCTAAACCGCAGTGTTACATAATCCTTACCATAGTTGCCGGGGACTTCTGCAACAGATCCTCCTATAACCTCTCGCCGCAGTAAAGGGAAAAGTCGGAAGATTTCGGTTAGTTTTTCCTTCGCAATTTGCGCACCCTGATTCTTATAAGGCGCGCAGATAAATCGTTTAGTGCCCGGCATAAACACACATTGGAGGAAGAGTGCGAGAATTGTGAGGAAGGACTTGGAGAAGGCGCGGCAGGCGCTTATATATACGATCTTATACCGCATGAGCGCGCGCAATACAATTCTCTGGTAGAAGAAGAAAGAGAAAGAAGAATCAACGGGCTTAATCAAGTCCAAAAATAAGTCTGGATAAGCGGTAAAAAAATTACAATACTTCTCTACCAAATCTTGATTCTTCTCAAAAAATTCTTCCCCAAGTACCGCTCCCTTTTCAATCGGTATGTCTTCTCGTTTACCAACTTGCACATCATCAAAGCCTTGGAGGTTCTTACTCAATAACTTCATGGTTACGCGCCTCCAAGGTCGGACTCAAATTCTTCCTCATCCGCATTCAGCAGCTTGTCATATCCATCAAGCTCGTAATCCTCTAACGCATACTCGCCGCCCGTATCATAACGATCCTCGGCTTTCTTCGCATTTTGGAGAGCTTCAATTCGGCGAGTAATCTCATCGCCAATTCCCGTTTCGTTCGTATACAGTTTCTGGTTGAAAGCCTGAATGTTCTTCATCGTCTCATCAACGACGTCTTTTGACACATTATCAAAATATTTGTTCTTCCAGCCTCTTTTCTCAAGCCACGAGAATAGCTCTCCAACCGAGTCAAAATCATTAATATTCTTTGTGTTCTTTGGCGTAAATTCTGCTGCCTTAACAAGAGTATCATAACTCTTCAAAAGCTTATCAAAATCTTCGCCATCTCGTATCCTACGGTCAAGCTCGCAAGAAATTTTGCAAATCTTCAAAGCTTGGTCCGATTGGAGCGCGCCATTTATATTCTGCGTACTAAGCAATCCATTATACAAATTCTCCAAGTAAAGAAGATCATCTGTATTATAGTTGCTGCCCCATTTCTCTCGAAGCTTGCGAAGTTTTTCTTCCCCAACCAAGGGTATCTCGAACTCAAGAAGCCCTTTGCTACGGAGCTTGCGAAATTCTTCGTTATAGTCCTCCCATCCAAAACTCGCATATTCTTCGGAAAGGAAGACTGCCGCGTAGGTATGGAATACTTTGCGGCCGTTGGCTTCGTGGAGGCGTTCGAACTCTTTTGGAACGAAAGGTATGTCGGCCCATTGGCAAAACTTATCCACAACATCCCATCGGAATTCCTTTTCCTCTAAGTATTGCGCGCAACACTCGTCACAAATTGGAAGCACCCCGTCTGGATAGAACCATGACTTAGTGGGCGCGAAGTCTTCTGGCCCAAGGTGGTTGCCGCATCGTGGGCAAATTTTTTCGGAAAACGTCTTAGTCCGTACTCGTAGAAGTGGTTGCATCTTCGATTACCTCCGCGTTTTCATTCAATTCAATGATCTGGCGCCTTATAAGACTCATAGGTAAGTGCTTATATTTACTATCGGCATGGAGTTCGTTTCCTTCTTCAGATAGCGCGGCCTCCATAATCCAAATTAGATTATGGCGTTGTACGGGCGTCAATCGTAAAAACTCATCGAGCATTTCCTCGAAGATTTCGGCGAAATCACGAAGAAGAGATTCGGTTTTATCCTTCTCGTCCTCGGTTTCGTCTTCGGTTCTACCTTTGTTCTCCTCTAAAAGCCGAACCTTGAGAACGCACGCGATCCCAACAAACTCATCTACGGGTAATGCCGCAAGCAAGCTCACAAAATAGGAAAATTGGCGAGCCTCGAGTTTCTGCTTGGGCCCTTGTTTATTGTTTTTTCTTTTTTTCTTCTTGTCCATTTTGGGTTTTCTCCTTTTTCTCTTTGGATTTTTTCGCACGCTCTTCTTTATCACAAACCTTACAGCGCCCCGTAAATCCGTCGCTGGAGCGGCTTTTGCGCACAAAAAAGTCCTTACTACGAAGTAAAACTCGCCCGCATCCAATACAAACTTTCCAGTTCTCCGGAAAGAATAAATTCTCCAGAAGCTCTCGATGAATGCGCGCGGCTTCTGCGATTTGGGGTATAATTTTCTGTCGGTAGATGGTTGAAATGTAGTTATCGGTATAGTGGCTGCCGTAGGTTTCGTTTAGGGTTTTGGCGATTTGGATATTTGGTACCCCGCGCAATTTCATACGAAGAAGATCGTTTTGGGACTCGCTTAGATTTGCCTCGCGCGCATAGTAAGTAAAAACTTGTTGGAGAGGAGTATTGCGGAAGTCCTCGCGCAACTCCAAAAATTCCAAAAGGTTTTGTTCTTTTCGGAAATCGAAGGTAGCGTCGGGGTCAGTTCTCTTCCAAAGAACTTTGGTGAGCGCGCGCAGGTCCTTCTCCTCAAAATTTTTTGGTACTAACTCGTTAAAGGGGACGAAGAATTGGGGTGCGAAGCTGACGGGCGCGATTCCAAGTTCCGTACTTACAAGAGAATCTTCATCTTCCGCGGGAGTATGGAGTAGTGCGCGCGGAGTTGGGATTGAGAATGAGTCGCGAAGCGTATATTGTTGGCGGCGCAATTCGATAAGATGGTGACGCTCCTTTAGGTAGGAAAAGCTTGTGAGTAGGAGGGACTTTTGGTGGGCGGTTTCGATTTCGGAAGCTGTAAGTCTCGCCAAAAGTTCTGCGCGGGGTGGGGTTTTTCGCTTTCCAAGTCTTTGCTCGTATTCACAGAGAGCAAGGTCCAAAATATCGATTTCGGACCAGAGGGCTTCGAAGAGGACGAGCAAATCGGGCGGGGCCTCTCGTCGAGTTTTTTCTCGAGAAAAAACCTCGCGCGTAACCTTGGTTGGAACATAGGACTTGGGAAGAATTTCGGACTCTCCGGTTGTACTTACAAGTTCGTCGAGGGAAGTGGGTTCTTTTTGTGTCCATGACTTACGTTTGCGGCCGAGGTCATATTGACCTTTTTGTTCGCCATTTTTTCCGTCCTCGTCAAACCCCCAAAGCACATACGCGGCGCAAGTCTCGAGTTCTGCGGGCGATGGTTCGAAGGGAAGACCTTCCATATATCGAGACAGGAACTCGATTCGTTCTTTTGCGGTAGGGAGTTCCCAGTTTAGTTGTAGGCGGTTTTTCAAAGGAATAATCCTCCTTAGTAAGTTTTTATATAGGTGGGCACATAGACGGAGGGAACTTAGGCAGGATACCTTAGTTAAGGGCCTATGTACTGCTTACATTTATATTATACCGAGAATTTTAGGGAAAATCAAATTTTGGACTACGGAAAATTTTTCTAAAAAAGAATATTAAATTTTTGAAGTTCGTAGTATTTTGTAGCCAGCCCGCCGATTTTTCGTTTTTAGAAAATAAAAAGTTACCAGAAATCACCCGGGTATTTACAAAAAAGAAAAATAACAGTGACAAGGCATTTTTCCTATGCGGCATTATAAAGATAATTGCTATAAAGGCATATTAAAATAGAATTAAAAAGATTTTTTAAAGTTCATAAATTATTCACAATTTATTCATACGCAGTTCATATTTACGGGTTATTATATAACCGTAGTCAAGAGGGACTGCAAAAATTACATATGAGAGGAAAGTTCTAAAATGACAAAAAAGCAAAAAAAAGTACAACTCGCCGAAAGTCTGAAAAAAGCCCTCGAAACTGAAAACAAAAGACCGCAAAAGGGCGTAGACTCTGGCGCGCTCGGTAAAACATCCGAGGGGCTCGTGCGCTACTATTGCAACGATTACCGCGCCGACGCCGTATGCAAAGAGCTCGGAAAAATTGATATGCGGAAAAAAGTCAACGGCAAAATGTGCAATTTTGAAATAAAGCAAGGCGGCGTCGAACTCGCCGAACTCGACCGAAACGGCGCGATTGTAAAAAGCATTGCCGATAAAAACGATTATATGATTTACTGCCCACGCTATAGCGCGGAGATAGCCGTTGAAAAACAGTATTATGTTATACCTATGAATATTTTTATGAACGGTCTTATTGAATATGACCTGATGAGATACAAGGCTACAACCCCTATGCAGAATATAAAAAAGGCTGGCGGTGACTGGTATTACGATAGAATAGCCGTTCAAAATAACAGTCTCAAAAAGCAAAATGCAATGTGGGATATGCTCGAACAGTACGGCATCAGCCTTGAACAGTTCGCAAAACAAGCCGGCTGGACGGTGAATCCGACGAAGTAAACCGAGCGAGGGGCGGACAACCGCCGCCCCTCCACCTATTATATAGAATGGAGACTTTAAAATGACCCGTTGTAAACTTGTAAAGACAGACCCTAAAATGACAGAACTTGCTTACACTTTAATTGATACTTTAAATGAGCTTAGTTATTGGATAGAATATGAAGATAAGCACCTCGAACTTTTTAGGGCTGCATATGCTAAAAATCCGACCGATGAGCTATTAAATGAATATGAACGAACGCTCGAGTATTACCTCGAACTGATGAATGAATCGGATGAAGTATCAGCGCGGCTCGAGGAGATAGGGGCGGTAGTTACCTATCAATGACAAGTAGACAAGGGCGGGCTTATAAGCCCGCTCATCTTTATATCTATGATGTGATACCTTGTCACGCCGTATATGTTTATATCGCACTATGAAGTTGGGACGTCGGACGTCCCATCTATCGGGTTGCAATCGGGCTTATACTGTGGTATAATAGACTCAACAAAAAGAAAGGCGGTACATATTAATGCAAAAGTATGATATCTATTATTGTGATTTAGGAAAAAACCTTGGCAGTGAACAGGGCGGCATCCGTCCGTGTATAATTCTCCAAAATAATATGGGTAACAAATATTCACCTACGACTATAATAGCTCCGTTTACCACGGCTACAAAACGCCCACTTCCTACACATATTCCGCTCAAGCTACACGGGCGCGACACCTGCATATTGATGGAGCAGATAAGAGTTATTGATAAGTCGAGAATCGGAAATTTTTATGGAAAAATTGATGATATCGAATTACAGAAAAAAATACAAGCTGCGATAAAAGTAAGCCTCAGTTTAGACTGAGGTTTATTTTTTGGAAAATTGAGCGTTTTAAATAAAGCGGAAACTATTGGGACGTCATACGTCCCAAAATTATATTTGACTTTTTAGGGAAAATAGTATATAATAAGTATAGAAAATAAAGGAGAGGTAATAATATGAGTTTAGAAATGAAGTTTGCAATACAAACAGTATTTGATATACTTATAGTAATATTAGTTATTACGGGATTTTGCTATGAGGAAAAGCTGATAAAATTCGAGAAAAGAATGAAGCTGCGACTTGCGAAAATTTTATATAAATTTTTGTGTCTGTTTCATAAAGAAGAAAATAATTCCAAAAAATAATTGCCCACTCCGAGATTAAATTTAGAAAGGTAAAGAAAAATGGAAGTTGTTAATTGTCTTATGTTTATAGGAATTATTGCATTTGTGTATTGTGTCGGTGCAGCACTTATAAGTTCTTAATTACAACGCGCGAAGTGGTATTTTATCACTTCGCGCTTGTAAAATTTTTTTATGAGTTAGAAATTTTGGTTATATGCGGAAGAAGAATATACCAAAATTCGGAATTGGGACGTAATACGTCCCAAGTCCAGTGTTGACAAGGGTTAGGTTTTAGTATATAATATAAATGTACTCAAGAGGAAGTACAAAAATAAAACATAAAGAATTGAAAGGAAAGAAAAAAAATGAGAGTTACGAAAATAATTAGAGAATATGTCGAGGAAACAGTCAACGAAATTTATAACCCCCTGATTAAAAATTGCTCTAAAGATTATTCTGAGAAGAAAAATGAAGTAGAGGACATTCTTGGAAAAATGACAAAAGAATTTGATGCCGCCGCGAAAAAGGTAATTAAAGAACACGGGTTTACAGTAAATTCGTGGAACGGAGAGGAAAAGCATATTGTAAGTTACACTTGTAATTTTGGCGAAAAAGAATATGTTCCAGTACGGGAAAAGAACAGAAAATTAAATGATGAGAAACGGCAGAAAATACAGGATATTCTTGTAAATCTCGAACTCGGCGGAACGAAAGCCGAACTCGATGAGATGTTGAAGAATATTCGGGAAGAGGTTGCGGTTTAACCGCAACTTTTTCCAAAAATTCCAACTGGGACGTCACACGTCCCAATACTGTCGTTGACTTTTCCCAAAATTTAGGTTATAATATATACAGAAAATAAAGAAAGGAATTAAAAAAATGTGGTATAATTATTGCGGTGAACCCGCGGGCGAAACAGAAAAAGAAGCAAGAGAATTTGCAAAAAAAGAAATGTCATTATTTGATTTAATTGATTGTCTGGTTGATTATGGCGGTTATTATAAATATCTCCGTTGGTGTTTGTCACAGGAGAATTTCTGGGAAGAATTTATAGATGATATTGAAAAGTGCGATGACGTTTATTTTGCGGAAAACTTTACCGAAAGGAATGACGACGAATGAAAGTTTATTATGATTATGAAAATGAAGAAATATTAACAGAAGAAGAAGCAACAAAATATGTTAAAGAAGAAATTTTAAATGATGATTATGCCCTATGGGAATTTATTACAGATAATTATTACCATGGAGTAATTATGTCACATTTATCTCAAGACTTTCTTAAAGAGATAACAGAAGAACTAATAAAAAATCGACTTGAAAATCCCGACTATTTTCTTGTAAGAGAATTTCCCGACTAACAATGCCCGCGTGATATTTTATCACGCGGTTTCTTCTCTGAAAGGTAGGACGTAATACGTCCTAACTTCGGTCTTGACTTCTCATATACAATGATGTATAATATAAATGTAATCAAGAGAAAGGAACGAAGAAATGACTACTAAACAGATATGGTTTGATATGGATGGCACTATTGCAGACCTTTACGGTGTCAATGGGTGGCTTGATGATATTGTAAACGAACGAGCTGACGCCTACGAAAACGCTCGCCCGCTCGTCAATTTACAAGTGCTTGCTCGGCTGCTGAATCGTCTTTTGCGACAGGGATATGAAATAGGAATTGTTTCGTGGACTGCAAAAAATTCCAGTAAAGAATATGAGGAAATTGTTAAAAAGGCAAAAATAAATTGGCTTTCTAAACATCTTGCAAGCGTTCGTTTTTCTCATATTGATATAATTCCGTATGGTACACCAAAGCATATAGGAAGAAGTGGAGTTCTTTTTGACGATGAAGAAAATAATCGCACTTCTTGGAATGGCACTGCATATGATGTTGATAATATTCTAAATATACTTCGCGCGATGTGATAAATTGTCACATCTGCGTTGTGGGTTGGGACGTTGGACGTCCCAAAAGTAGGATTGACAAATAGAACATAATAATATATAATATAAATGTACTCAAGAGAAAGTACAAGAATAAATATAAAAATTGAAAGGAATATAAAATTATGACTTTTTCCGAATTTGAAACTCGACTTAACTATTATTTTAATTTCACCAGTGAGCGAGATGTTTATGCTCTCGAAAAAATTTTTGACGGAGAAGTATATCCGACAATGAGTACGGAAGAAAAAAAAGAACTGTACAAGGATTTAAATTCCAGTATTCAGAAATTTATACCAGTTATACTTTAATGAAAATGCTTAAAAATTACAGTCCCGACGCTTTTGTAGAACAGAGCCGCGAAATACCCGAAGAAGATAAAATAATACATGATTTTGTTTGTATGATTTTTTTTGAAGATAGAATCTTTGGAGAGTAAGGGCAACTTGCCCGCTCCCCCCATAAGTTAGGACGTAATACGTCCCATTTTCTCTCTTGACTTTTTGCAGGAAAAATTGTATAATAATTACAACAACAAAAGGAAGGAACAGAAAAATGTCAAAGGAACTAATTTTAATTTTTATTATCCTAAATGTTCTAAATGTTATAATCCAAACAATAAAATCTCTTGCCACAATAAAATGCGGCAAAGTGAGCGCAAGTATTATAAATGCAATCGCTTTCGGACTGTATACCGTCGTAGTTGTATATACTGTATGCGAACTGCCGTTGTGGTTTAAAGTTATTGTCGTTGCAGTTGCTAATTTTATTGGCGTGTTCTTTGTTAAATGGTTGGAAGAAAAATTTCGGAAAGAAAAATTATGGAAAGTTGAACTTACAATCCCACGCGGGGTGTCCCCCGAAGTTTTTTCGGAATACTTTAATACGAATTCAATTCCCTTTAATTATATCGATATAGACAAATATGTAATCTTTAATTGCTTTTGTGCCACAGGAGAAGATACCGAAAAGGTAATTGAAATTGCAGAAAAATATGGCGGAAAATATTTCGTTTCCGAATCAAAAAAGTGACGCGCGCCTTGTGGGTTTTTCTCACAAGGCAAAATTATAGGTAAAGATGGGACGTCATACGTCCCAACTCCGGTGTTGACATTCTTTTGTCTCCGTGGTATAATACTATCAGAAATTAAGAAAGGAACCAACCAAAATGGAAAAATTCGACAAAAGAAGAAAGTATTATATGATTCTTGATTGTGAGACGGCAACTCTGCCATTTGTTTCTGAAATGGAATCACCGGAAAACAAAAAGAAAATAGCTATTGCAAAGCCTTTGATATATGATATCGGCTATCAAATAATCGATATCAACGGCAATATATACAAGCGTGTAAGCTGTTTGATATCGGAAATATTTTTCGATACGAGAATTTTTGATACTGCTTATTATGCAATAAAACGCCCGATATATATTGAAAGGCTTTCTAATAAAGAAATATCCTGTATGCAGTGGGATTCTTTCGCGGAAAATTTTGAAAACGATTTACAAGTCGTTTCCGCTGTTGGTGCTTATAATTCAATGTTCGATTTTAAAAAAGCAATTCCCTTTACTGAAAAATATATCCGCGCGCTATATTCGGGCGATTATGATAACTTTATAAATTCCGAAAAGAAAAAATGCGACTATATTCTAAATAATAATAAAAGCGGTTCAAACTTCAATGGTGATTATTTCTATTTCCGAAATAAAAAATATCTGCTCTTTGATGTTTGGGGTCTTGCTTGTAAACATCTACTCAATAATGATGATTTTAGAGAATTTTGTTATGATAATAACCGTCTCACAAGTAGCGGAAAATATTTTTCTACTTCGGCAGAAACAGCATATCAGTTTTTAATGCAAGATGAGAATTTTGTCGAGGCACATTGTGCGATTGATGACGCGGAAATTGAATCACAAATATTTTCGCTAATTGGAAAAAAGACAAAGCATAAATTCTCCCGTGGAATTATCTTTTTTCCGTTTAAGATAATAGGAGAAGTCGAATAAAGAAAAAAGGTGGTGAGCAATCATCACTTTTTTCTCCACCGCAGATGGGACGTTATACGTCCCAAATCAAGTGTTGACATTTCTACCTTATAAGAGTATAATATAACTGTAATCAAGAGGGAAAAGAAAAAGAACTCTTGAATATCTAATAAGTCAACGGCAGACTATAAAACGAGAAAGAAAAAAAGTTATGACAAGAAAGGATTTTTACAACGCAGTTATCGAGGCAAACATCAGCGAGGATATGAACAAGTTCGCCGAAAAGGAACTTGCCAAGCTTGCCCACGAGGCAGAGTATCGCCGTAATACGCCCACAAAAAAGCAGAGGGAAAACGAGGATATCAAGGCTGTTATTCTCACTCACTTTACCGCGGGCGTTGCTCTGTCGGGTGCAGAGGTTGCCGAGTCTGTCGGTATCACTCCGCAGAAAGCGAACGCACTTCTTCGCCAGCTTGTGGGCGAGGGCAAACTTTCCGTTGAGGAAATTAAGAATGGCAAGCGTCTTGTCAATTCTTATTCGATAACCGAGTAAAGAAAAATGAGGGTGGGATTATTCCCACTCTCAATTTTACCGAAAAACTGGGACGTCAAACGTCCCAAGTCAAATGTTGACTTTTTAAAAAAGTTATGGTATAATTTATTTGTAAAAAAGGAAAGGAGATAAAAATATGACAAGAAAGCAAGAAAATGAAAAAATGCGTAATTCTTTCATAAAAGAACTAATGGATTTTATTGAATCACAGGGCAACGAGGCTATTCGGATAAAGAATAATGAAGTAGCATTTCCGATTGTCTACGAAAACGGTGATGAAGCTTTTATGAAAATTGCGGTGAGTATTCCCTCGGGCAGCCGTGATGGTGATATTTTTGATGCGTATTCTCTTGCGGAAGAATACGAGATAAACGAGAAAAAGAAAAAAGAAATCGCAAAGAAAAAAGCCGAGGAAAAGCAAAAGAAAATTGCGAGAGATGAAAAACAGCGAGAACAGAATAAACTCATAAAAGAAAAAAGAGAGAAGAGGGGATGACCCTCTTTTTTCTTTTACCGAAAATCTAAGTTGGGACGTTATACGTCCCAAATCAAGTGTTGACATTTCTACTATATAAGAGTATAATATAACTGTAATCAAGAGGAAGTAAACCTCTTGAAAAACTAATAAGTCAACGACAGACTATAAAACGAGAAAGGAAAAAAGACTATGACACAGAGAAATTTCTTCGAGAGCATTAAGAGCGGCGGCACTATCACTGATGAGATGATAGAGCACGCAACCGCGGAACTTGAAAAGCTCGATGAGAGAGCCGAAAAGAGAAAGAATTATCGCACGCCTGCACAGAAAGAGAACGATGAGATTAAAGAGAGCATACTTGCTTGCTTTGTAGAGGGTGTACCGATGACAGGAAAAGAGGTTGCCGAAAAGGTGGAAATTACTTCTCAGAAAGCAAATGCACTGCTCCGACAGCTTGTCAATGAGAATCATCTCATTGTCGCACAGGTGGCAAACGGAAAGCGTCTTATCAATTCGTATTCACTTTCCTAAACTGAATATTCCTTTATAGAAGTAAGAGGGCAATAGTCCTCTTATTTCTTTTTGGGTGGGTTGGGACGTTACACGTCCCAACTCCATTTTTTATTTTTCTTCAAAAGTATTGACAAATTTTTTATTTCATATTGTAATTCCATATTGTAATTTTATATTGTAATTCTATATTAAAATTCTTTCCAAAAATTTTTCCCGTGCATAATCCGCGCGCTCGCTGATAGGTCCTGACATAGACAGAACCCGCTCCCAGCTGGGAGCGGGCATATAAGCGGGTAGATGAGCTGCGAAACGAGCTGCGATTAGGCAGCTGCATAAGCTGGAGATGAGCTGCGTATGAGCTGGGACGTAGATGAGCTGCGTAGGTGGAGCTGTGTGAGCTGCGATGCGAGCGGGTTTACAATAAAACTTGAGGGAGCTGCGAGCGGGCCAAAGTCAAATTTTGTATGAGCTGCTTTAGTGAACTGAAGCGGGCGCAGTAAAAGAAAAAAGACCAAGGTTATCCCTTGGTCTTTCTCCTACGCCAGTGCATACATTAACTTACAATAATGCGCGCCCGCTCTCAAGTCGGACTTGCTTAGGCTTTGAAGTAGCCCTTCTGCGTGCCCTTGCCAGTGACCTTAACATCCTGAACCTGCGCACGACCCTCCGCCACAAGAGCACGAAGCAGAGCACTGGCTTTCTGAGTGGACGTACCAAGTATTGCCGCAACATTCGCCGCGACCGTAGGCTCGGTCGTGAGTATATCCGTCTCAATGCGCGCAAGCAGGGGTGCGTTCTCCTGCGCCTTCTTCGACTGGCGCTCACGGCGTGCATCGTTAGCCTTGTCAAGCTTGGCAAGAGCAGCTATAGCATACTCCTCCATCTCGGCAGTAACGGTGTTTCCCTCGTGGATGTTTTCAAAAAATTCTCTCTGTGTCATTTACAATTCTTCCTTTCACAAAATTTTTTTAGTAGATTGGGAAGTAGGAGAGAGCGGGTTCATGGCATGGACGTGGATATGAACGCTTAGGAGCGCCAAAAACATTTGGTTTTTGGAAAATAATACGGGTTGCAGGCTCGTATCGCTCTTATCTCTCTCACTTTCTATATATATTATAGTCCAAAAGGAGAAAGTTTTCAAATTTTTAGGAGATGGTGTAGGTTTGGGAGCGGGTTAAAGTGTAGGTTTAGGAGCGGGTTTGAATGTGAGTTCGGCTTACTGGTGAAGCTGTGAGTAAGAACCTACAAGAGGGCTTACATTTAAACCTACGATGCGCGGCACCCGCTCCCGTTTAAATCGCTTTAGTTAAGTGAAGTGCGCGCATTCAAAGTAAACTAAGACATAGATAAACCCGCTCCGAAAAATTCAATGTTTTTTGGCAACGAAAAGATAAATCGGAAGAGTTGTTCGGAAGAAAAGAAAGTAAGAAGGAAAATAATATATTTTTATGGTTTAGAGAGTGGGTTAGGTAATGTGTGAAGAAAAACTTTTAGGGTTGCGCGCAGATTTATAGGTAGGAGAAGAGGTTTTTGGAAAATTTTCGTAGGATTTTTCGGAATTTTTTTGGAATTTTCCACAATTTTTTGGAAAATTTCTACAATTTTTTGGAAAATTTTTGCGATTTTTTTTGGAAAATTTCTACAATTTTTTGCGATTTTTTGGAAAATTTTCCCAAAATTTTTCGCCCACAATCCGTTACGGTTCAACCGGGGTCTCGCCATTATTGTAAGTTTACAAGTAAGTTTACAAAAAGGATTACACCTAAGTTTACACTTATACTTATAAAAAATTTTACAATCTACAAAATTTGGGGAGCCACTTTTATAGCTTCTTAACCACTTTTATAGCTTCTTAACCACTTTTACAGATACTAACAGGTTTTCATAACCTTTTCCCCTCTTTGCGCTCCTTTCCCTTCGCCGCCGCGTTTTCCCAACTATAGCTCCGCCATGCCAAAGGTACCAACGGCCGTCCCTCCCCTTGCGACGACGGAGGTATGTGGGCAATACGAGGGATTATAAGTAGGATTACAAGTCTTATTGTAAGTCGGCTTACGAGTTAGCGACCGGGGCGAAAGCCCACGAAAAACCGAGGAAAAACCAAAGCCCCTTTTGCGTTCCCCCTTCCACAAGTTCCCCTTCCCCATTCGGCAAACTTCCAAATACTTATAAGTTAGATTATAAGTATACTTGTAAGTCGACCCACACTACCCCTCGTTTCCCTTCCCCTCCTCCTCCTCTCGTTTTTTTCCGAAAAAATTTCCAAATACTTATAAGTATACTTATAAGTATACCTATAATCCAACTTACAAAAAACTTACAATTCGGCTTACAAGCCCTTTCTCCTTTCGCGCCATACCGCCTCTCGCGCATCGCGCTCGATGCTAAATGTGCAAAAGGAGAAAGGGGTTATTACGAAGAAAGAAAAAGGAATTATTGTAAGTTAGATTATAAGTATAAATGTAAGTATACTTATAAGTATACTTACAAATAAAAATACAAGTATACTTATAAGTATACTTACATTTATACTTACAATTATACTTGTATTTTTACTTATATTTCTACTTACATTAAGAAGTAGAAGAAACCTACTATTTCCTCTACGTTTTTCGGTCATTTTTCGAATTTCTAAAAAAAAGACTCCTACTTCCTACCTACCTTCTCTCTAACCTACGATGCGCGCGACCCTCTTTTCTTATCAAAAAAGACACTACCGCCGCGCAGTAGTGTCCAATTCTCATCAATATTCAATGCGCGCAACCTTCGCTCGCATTATTAACAAGACTTTGTTTCGTGCCTGTCCATAAACCTCTGAACTCTCCTCATCGTTTCCTCATCAAGATAGCGAAATACTTCATCGTAATCGTCCCAATAGAAGCATCCATAGTCCTCTTCATCAAGTCCGGGAAAATTTTTCTTTCCATATTTATCAAATAGAACCGGCATCATACCTTTGCCTACCTCTATAAACATGGCTTCCTCTCCATTGAAGGTTCTATTACATTTCATGTCCCACATTTCTGGAGTCATCGTCCTCTCGTAATTACGACATTCCTCTTCGGTTTTAAATGATGTTTCATAAGAGGTTCCCGGAAAAGCTACATATATAGTTCTTACTTCCATTTTTATTATCTCCTTTTCACTTTATATAATTATACAATGCGCGCGACCTCGAATCATAACCATTCTGATAGGTTATCACGATTATTCTCAATAAAATTTTTTACCATATCGTAGTTATAAAAACTAATCTTCTCATAGCGCTCAAGAGCCATATCCCAACGGTAAATTCCAACCCCCTCCGTGCCCAAGTCTTTCCAGTTCTCATTAGGATACAGCTTTTTAAGCCAAAATGCAGTCATATCATCTCTAACTTCAACAAAATAACCATTAGCCGGGTCGGTTGTTGAAGTTCCACTTATCGACCACATTCTTAGAAGATTGATTCGCTCATATTCCTCGCATTCTTCTTTTGTAGAAAAATCTTTTTCTTTAGAAGTGTTCGCCAGTGCTCGATAGATAATTTCCATTGTATTCTCCTTTCAATATTCTCCTGTCAGAAAATCCGTAAAGTTCTGACCCTCATCTTCTATAATCCAATCTCTTTCATAGACAGTGGTGCCCGCCGCATGATAGGTTTTTCCATTATAATACCACTCACACCAAAAGTCTCCCCAATCTTCTCCATGACCCTCGAGTCGGAAATAGTAATTTGGAAATTCTTTTGAGAGCTTGAGCATATCTTCGACGCGTCTTGTCCAACTCATCTTCTTACTTTCTAACAAGTCAAAGATATCAAGCTCGACAACTCCCGCGAAAGTGTGCATCACATAGTCCTCTATATCAAACCGGCTTCCAATCCTACAAAGCGCCTTTGCCATTTCATATTCAATCATACCGTCCGCCGCATTGTAGAAAAGACCATCGTCATGCCGCTGGACAATATTGATTTTTAAATCGGTATAGTAGTGCATTGGTCCTCCTTATTTATCTCTCTACTAAAAGCTCTCCACAAATCGGGCAATACCAAGCTTCGCCATCAATACCAAGACAATCGCTCTCTTTCCAATCGTCCTCATATATCGGCTCACCACATTCGGGGCAAACAAAGAAGCGGTCCTCATCGTCTACCATAACACCGAAGTCTTCCGCAACTTTCTTAGCAATTTCTTCCCAGTAGTTCATTTCTTTCTCTCCTTTCACTTTCTATATATATTATACTATATAAAAAAGAAAATATCAATTTTCCTTTGGTAAACGACACCACGCATTATAAAGACAAGTAGCCTTATAATTTAAAAAATCTTTATCGATATGATAATGACCGAAATAATGCCATCCAAATTTAACATTCTGTCGCACAGTCTCTAAATATCTCGTGACTGCATCAGCCTTATAAGTTGGATTAATTGAAGTTAATACCGTTGTCGGCGCACTATGAGTTATCATATAATCAACTTTATACCCAACTTTTCCTAAGTTTGCGAAACCCTCGTCCATCTCGCGGAAACTTGGAATTTCTTCTGCCCACCAATTTAATCCTTCTGTCCGATATTCCTTATCAATCGACGATGCGCCGCCCATTACAAAAAATGTCTTACCCTCAATCGTAAAGACCTGCCCGCGCATCAAATGGAGGACTTTTGGTCTAATTCGATGAACCTTTCCACCATTCCACTCTTCCACGGGGTACTTTGAAAGAAGGTCAAAATTATCGTGATTTCCATCGCAAAACAAAGTCGTCCAAGGCTTATCGTTATACCAGTCCAGCAACTTCTGCTCTTCCTCTGTCCCGTCCCACACTGCGCCGAAGTCTCCACAAATTATAACATAATCGCCCTCCGCCGCAGGGAAGTAAGGGGTATTAAATTTTTGGCAATCGATATTACCATGAGTGTCGCTAACCCGTCACATAAATATGTGACATAAGACCACCACCTTAATTAATTAAATATTTATCAGACATTAAATCTTCCAAAGTAAATGAAAACCATACGAATTAGGAGCTCGTATGGTTCTTGTTTTTATTTTACTTCATTATCAAGTTCTCAAGCTCTTTAAACTCTTTTTCGGTAAAGTCTCCATTGTGCTTGTAAAAAATACTCAATAGCTCTTCTAAAGTTTCTCTCTGAGCGCACTCAAATTCTTCTATTATACTCATATTACAGTCGATAATTTTCTTTCCTGTCTCTGTGACCCGCTCATACTCTTCGCGCGCGGCTTCTATTTTTGCTTTCGCATTTTCGATTTGTTCCTCGCAGTCGGCTCTTTTTATACTGACGGTTTCGTATAGGCTCTTAATCGAATCTACAAGCACCTCAAACTCTTCTTCTCTTTTGTTTGACTCTTTCTCTGCGCCCAGCATTAAACGAATTTTTTCTAACTGACGCAGATATTCTTCTTCTTCTCTTAGCTTATCTTCTTTCGTAGGATAGCCTCGATTTGTAAGAATTGACCAGTATATCTTCATAAATATTTCTCTCCTATTCTAAGCGGTTGCCCGCATTGTATTCAAGCGATGAGGGTTTTCTCGCCGCGCGAAGGTCATTACCGCCGAATGGCACACCCTCAAACCTTTGGTCGTTTTGCTCACCAGTGCTTTGTAGGAATCGAACCTACCTCTCTTCTCACCAGACCTCAACCACCGAGTCGGAATCGAACCGACCTTCTGGTACACTCTGTGGGAGTCGAACCCACGCTCGTTTGATTAAAAATCAAATGCTTTACCAGCTAAGCTAAGAGTGCATACCAAACGGACAGAGGCATTAGTCACCGGTATAAACTAATGCCTACCGGTAATCTGTCCGTTCTTTCACTGCGCGCTATATACGCCTTTAGTCAGTATTTCGTATCTGTGTGCCAGACCGTCGTCATTGTGCTATACGAGACCGAAGAAAGGCTATTAAATAAATTAGAAGGTGCGCGCATAGATAAGAGTTTGAACCGTTGAAGCCTGAGTCGAACAGAAACTCCTTGAGGAATCGAACCTCGCCCACTCTCGGGACTGCCGCAGCCCGCCTTTTATATTACTCCTGCTCTTTCCAAGTAGCCACTGGACCGCCATACTGTGCAACAGAACTAACCTGAACCATTGGAACTCCCTCACAGTCGGCACTTACAATACATTCCCAGCTTTCGTCAAGTGCTATATCCATAAACTTATGGAAATTTTCTTTGTTTAAAAACGAAACCATAAAAACATCTTCCATTTTTTAATCTCCCCAGTATCCACAATAGTCAATAAGAACAGGTCGTCCGTTAATCATTCCGCAGTTCTCAAAGCGAATATCATTTATATAATTATCTTGAAGAAAAGTAGTCAATCTCTTACAAAACTCAATACCATAATACTGGACAAAGACTTCCCAAAGTGAAGCGTCCCAAGAATAGTCAAGCTCATCTTTCTCGCAAGCTTCGGAAGTTTCTTTTGAGGGAGTTATTCCCTTTTCCATTCTTTCTGCTCGCTCCATAACATAGACCGGAATACCGTTCACCATATCATAAAACTCACAAGGCGCGAAAGCTTTATCAAGTCCTTCCTTAATAGAAAGTTCATAATTCTCTAACTCCACCGCGCAATGGTCATCAAAATCACATCGATATTCCTCTTCTCCCCACTCACCGTCTTCGTTCTCTTCCCAACGAGCTATCTTGGTTACGGGAAGTTTACAAACAAGGTTGTGATAAGGAAATACAAGGCGGGAGGCTCCTGACCAAACCGTTACATCGGTATCTTCATCATAAACGACTCTATCATAACCGTTATTCTCACAATAGATAACTTCGTCCTGAAGTCCAAGAGCATTTATATCAGCGGTTATATTTTCACGGAAGCAAGGATAACATTCAGTCATCTTAGTCATTTCAGAAGCCTCCCCTTTCTTTCTTTCTCTTTCACTTTCTATATATATTATACTAAAATTCCCATAGAATTTCAAAAATTTCAAAGCTCTTAATATTCGGGCTGGTCGTGCTGCTTTTTCACAGCCAAAAGGAAAACTTTTCCTTGGTAATTATTATGCGTTGCGTGCCAAGCAGGCTCAATCTCTTTTCGCGTAAGCGTTTTGATTTTGGAATTGCCCATCTTGTGCGCCCACGAGCCATCTTCCATTCGTCTTATAAAATGGAAGTCATCACCAGAAGCTCGGAAAAGAACCAGATACTCGTCATCCCTTATCTCCGACGAATGCTGAATCTCTCGCACATAGTCAAGCGTATTTACCATAAAATTAACCATAATACGACCGCGCGCAGTACAGGCTTTTGCATATCGCTTGCCATAACCCGGGTGAAAGTCGTCACAATACTGGTAATAACATTCGTCCAGTTCTGCTGACTCATACTCACCATCGTCGGCATACGGAAGATACCAGTCCGGAATTCCTAATGCAAAACCACCGCAATTATACACACAGTCAGAAAATGCTAACAGATTTTTTGCCTCTTTGTAAATCTGCTTTCCATTCGCAAGCTCGCTAACATAGTCCAACCCTCTGGTCATAGACATATTCTTTCCTTCCTTTCATTTTCTATAAATATTATACTAAAGGAAGGGAAAAAATTCAAATTTTTCCTATCTCACGAACCTCTACTATTGGTTCATTAAAGTAGGTTAGTTTGGTTGCATAAGCGCTGATATAAATTTTTTGTCCTTTTGAGAAGAATTTTACTTTTGTCCATTTTTCTTTCGGTACAATCGCGCGCAAGTATCGAGATTCATCATTGAGGTCTTGGAGTATAATTGTATGGGTATCCTCATCTACATGAGTAAGCTTTCCATTTACAATCACATCTACAAACAGGTACTCACAATGCGGCGACCCGTCCAGTATAAACAGATCCACATAACTGCCAACGCCATATGTACTCGGTTCATCTTCTTTGATAGGTTTTGACTCTTGCGCGCCTTGTAAGTTAGAATCTAAGATTAATGAAAAGATTATAACTATAAGAAACCCAAAGAGACAAAACAACAATGCTCTCTTAACTCTCTTCACTACTACCTCCAACTAAAAAAAGAAAGAGAGGCTTAATTAAGCCTCCCTTCCTCCCTTTGCTCCTTTGTTGATGAAATTCCAAAGCTCTTCCGCGCTATTCAAGTATTGAATACGCCCGTTCCAACTTAGGGGGCTTCGATTCTTACCAAAACCATTCTCCCACATCCACCAAAGGATAACATTGGCTTCGTTTGAGGTCGGCGCCGCAGCAAGAACGATCTCGATCAGTTTGTTTTCCATCTTTTCCACAATTGAGCTATCCGAAAATTCAATGCCAAGTTCTGCTAATGATTCCCTCTTATCCTCACATTCCTCAATCGTTTCAAGGCAATCATTAAACATATCAAATCCCATAAGCATTTCCTTTTACCTCCCTTTCTCTCCTATATTACACTTATATTATATCAAAAATGTTTAAAAAAGTCAAAGTTTGTCGATTCCTACGACTTTCCCCTCAAACTTTTCCAAAGAACTAAGCGACCCACTTAGTTGTACTGCGGAAGGCAGACGATTAGTATCAACAATAAACTCAATAATATCTCGATTGTAGATTGTATATTGATTTGTTGCGTTTGTGTCCTTATCCGCTTTTTGGTCGGCCAGTATTCCAAGGAAGCTTGTACCGTCCGAGAGATGAATACGATACTTAGCACCAATTTCACTTCCATAATACGAGCCAAGCGCTATGCAGAAGTAATTACCAACCTTGCGGCAGCCATTAGCATCTGTATAAGCTTGTTTCTGCAATTCAAGTTGCGCGCCGCGGGTTATCGTTCGATAATCCATATACGACTTAAAATTAGAAATCTCTGACGGCACATGCATTGACGCTTTCGATTTTCTTATAGTCGCGCGCGTTGTAGTTTCGATTGCTTTCGTTGTGGTTATAATTTCGGTTTCAGTTTCAGTTTCAATTATAACCGTCTCTTCCTCGGTGGTGGTTTCGCAGACAATGGACGTTGTAGTTGTATTAAGCGTTCCGTCCGCTGATTTCTCCGCAGGTATTGTTCTTACAGTTGCGGCGGACAATAGCCCGCAGATTAGTAAGAACACACCGAGGGAGAGAAAGTTTTTTAGTTTCATAGTAACCTCCAATTAGTTGACTTTTATTTCTCCCAATTCTCAGTTAAAAAGTCAGTTTATTTAAATAATTTGTATTTACTAAGGTCTAAACGTCCGGCAATATCTATTTTACCATTGTTATCAAAACCATTTGTTACTTTAAAGCCTGTTTTAATACGTGTAACACTTAATAAGTTTTTAATCTTTGTATCTTGTGCGGATTGACGGCTCCATTCAGTCTCTTGATATCCTAAGCCTTTTACTGTTCGATGCCAATACTTTGTCCAATAGGGGGTATTATGATTTCCTTGTCCTTTTTTCATGTCTTCTGATGACAAACCATCTCCATCCCATTTTATGGAAACTCTTATGTTAGTGCGGTTATTCTTGTCAAGATTGTCATAAACTGCTTGAAGAATAACTGAAGCCGGTACAAGATACATTCCACTAAATGAATAGAATAAAACAGTATCAGAATAAGTTTTAGACTGAGGGGTAGACTGAATTATTGAAAGATTATATAACTCACCTGCATAATTTTCGAGAGATTTTTCTACCTCTTCTACTGATGGTATTGTACCTTGTCCTGCTGACATCGCTCGATAATCTTGAGAAAAAGCATAGTTAGCCAAAAATGATGTTAAAGACAATACCTGAGACTTGTCATCAGCAGATACATCTTGGCCATTAGTACCTAATTTATTTAAAAAAGATTCTGCAGTAGTATTCGTTTCTATAGGGTTATAATTGTAAGTATAGGGATTATAGTTTTTTACTTGTATTCCTAAATTACCAAGAAACGTGACATCAACTTTAGCTTGCTCTGTTTGTCCTATAGTGTTAGAAATTTTAGAGAACAATTTAGAATCTTTTGTGCCGCCGGTACGATATAATATATAATTAGATAGCAAAGCCATTTGAAATTCTCCAAACGCTCCATTCAAGTAAGTTAAAGTACCACCTTTTAAGAAAAAAGCAATACCATGCTCTATGTTAATTATATTATCTTTCCATGTTTTCTCAAATGCTATCCTCAGCGCATGACTGCCATTTAATACATTTAATCCCTCTGATGAACAAAAAAACTTTTTAATCTTATCAGTTGCGCGTTGTATATCAGCTTTTTTAGATTCATCTTTAATATCTGCAAGAGTATATCTCAAGTCTGAATCTCCAATAAATTTCGTAGTGTGAAACCCTTTGGTTATTGCCTGAATTTTTTCTTTCTGTGTTTCTTCTGGTAATTTTTTTTCAACTACGAGATGCTTGAGATAGGCTTTCATACAATCTGTTCCAAGAGAATTCGTATGAAAGTGCTTTCCTTGCGCTTTATTTAACAGTTCTTTCATTGCTTTAATTCCGGCGTCATCCATTCTAATATCAAGCTTAATTATATTATTGGATAACTTAAAGTTTCCAGACGTTCCTTTTAATATATTACCAATATCAATTTTTGTTACATCTGGATTTATAATTTCTATTTCTGTAACAAGGTTCTTAGAAGGCATTATTTGAGTTCCAAAATTCTTATTTAATAGAACTTGAATTTTTTCTGCGGCGAAGTTCTGGATTATCTGCATATCAACGTTATGTTTTGTATCAAATAGCTCCCGAAGCCTTTTAATAAAGTCATCATACGTGTTACAATCTTTAAAAAATCGCCCATATACCTTTTGTTCTTGTCCTTGTAAGAGCTTTATTTGGTTTTCAAGTCGTGTTTTTTGTGTCTTAACTTCCTTACTATTTTCAAACTCCGAAGAAAAAAGTTGGAAACCTTCCTCAGCCCATGTAATAGGATTTGTATGTAAAGCAACGAGGTTCTTCCAAGTATAACTATCGCCCAATTATCTTCCCTCCTTCCTAAAACATAAAGAGGGGAGAAAACTTTTCTTTTTTCTCCCCTCCCTTTATATATAAAAGTAGGCAAAGCCTACTAAAACTCAGTCATCAAGCTTGTTTGCTAAGTTTGCAATAGCTCCTCTCTCTGTTTTGTCCAAATAAACCATTCCAAAAAGAGGGTCATCTTTTAACCTATCAATCATCTTAATAATTCCGTTATCTTTATCATAAATCTTATTATCCGTCTGATGTGTATCCGCATTTATCCAAAGCTCTGATCCCTCACCTACACGAGAAATCAGTAGCTTCGCAATTTCCGTTGTAATGTTCTGCCCCTCACAGACATATACAATCGAGTTCTCGAAGCTGCGGCCGCGTATAAAAGGCAGGGGTACGAGTTCAAGCTCACCTTCATCAATTAGATACTCGACTCCTTCCGCGCCACCCAGTTTATCATAAAACGGGCCTAATGTCCAGCTTAGTTTTTCATAAGCATCACCTTTTAGATATCCAATATCAGGGACATCTTTTATTGAGACATTCGGTCGAATAAATACAAGCTTTTGGAATTTACCAAGCTCGATATCGTGTAGGGCTTGGGAAAGCATTAGGATGTCTTTCATATTTTACCCTCGGTTTCCCGATATTTTTTAGGGGATTAGACTATATCTTCAACTCTTTTTATCCTCTTGGGCAGCCATTGCCTTTAACTGCTTACGAGTAAGTGAAATTTCACAATTATTATAAAGCATTGCGGCTAAACGCACAGCATCTCGCCCATTCCAAACAGCTTTATAAACTTCATGATAACAAGTAATTTTATTGTGGGCTTCTTTTTGTAAAAGTTCATCAATTTTATCTCTAAATTGTTGTATAACTTCTTTACAATGTCCAGTGATGCTTATGTGCCAACTATTATTACTGTAATAAATCGACCCATCACCATCTATATACCCTCGTAAAAAATCTTTAAGATATTGATCTGGAAAAATTACTTGATTAATTACATAAGTTTTATTAGGAATAATATTAAATTTTGACAAGTCATCAGCAAGCCGTTTACTACGAACAGAAAAACTATAAGTACCTTTTTCACGATTAGCTCGTTTATTATAAGAAAGGCTGGCGTCACTACATAGTTCGTCTCTAAACTCTATTAAAATAGCTTGGTCTTCTTCAGATAATTCTAAGAAAACAGTCGGCGAACGGCCATGTTTATCATTAACAACCGCGCCATCTGCAAATAATAAACCTAAAAAATAAGCCTTTTGTGGAGTGTTAATTTCAAAAAAGTAATCTTCTTTTAGGCGCCGATTCTTGGTTCGGTTACCTTTTAACTGGATTCCCCACTCCTTTAAATATTTACTAATTGTATCAGGTTTTGCTGCAAATTTTTTAGCTATTTCAGTACAAGTTAAACCGTCTTCTACATAACTTGTTATAATATAATTCTTTTGCTCATCTGTCCATTGTCTTTTAATAATATCACCTTTATTCTTTTTTATTGGCAATTATAGAGTTGTCTCGCACTTCGGAATTTCTTCCTACTCCCGCAGGATAGTCGTTGAACCTTCCTGTATTTCTACAGGCTTGGCTGCTGATTACCATACCTATTGGCTTTAGGCTCCCAGCAATTCACGAGATTATTAAATCTAAATCACTTTAGATCAGGGCAAAGAGTTTACCCGAGCCATATACGCCTCGAAGAAGTTTAACTCCGACTGCTTCATCCTGTAATAGTGCCAACGCTAATTTCTGTTTGATATTGCGCGGCTTCAAAGTTCCAACTGCGCGGGAGGACACTATTGGATATCGAACAGGCACAGGACCGTTTGGTGAATTTTTATACACATCAAAAGTTTCTCCGTGTAAATCTTGCAAAAGTAAGAACTCATTTGGATTCAAAATTACAAGGTCACTACAATACGCGGCAGGGTCCGCATAAAATTGTGCCACATTTTTTTTCGTCCATTATAAGCTCTCTATAACCTTTATACAGATTATCCATTTATTATCTCCTTATAGTAGGGTTTTTATATCACTTATTATCTCGTGACAAACCCCTTTTTCTAACGCTTCATTTGCACGAACATACCACTCACCCGCAATATTATCTGCCAGCTCTTCATCGGTATAATTTGTGCTTTCTTTCATTATACTACTTAGTTCCTCAACCTGCTCTTGGTAGTATTGAATTTGAGAAAGTATCTCCAAGTAAGAACCATTAAACGCGCCGCTACCTTGGTGGAAGAGGAAATATGCGTGAGGAAGCATAAAGCGTTTATGGCAAGCAAGATAGATATATGCCGCCGCACTACAACAACTTCCCATGTTGATGCCATAGACGGGAGTCTCACTCATGCGAATGGTATCAATGATTGTATAGTTGACATCGAGGTCGCCACCGGGACTAAAGAAGAAAAATTTTATGGGTTTACGCTTCTCAGGAGGCAAACATAAAATTTCATCTGCTCGATTCCATTGGATTATAAGACGGCATATCTCAAGACTTTGGCTGCTTATTTCTTCATCTATCCAAAAACATCTTTCTTCTTTTTCTTTGTAGAAGCTTAGAAGGTTAGGGTCGGATAGTTGAAGATTATCAACTTCGGTAGGAATTTGAACAATTACAGGGTCAGTCATAGATTTTCTCCTTTTCATTACATTAAGAATATTATAACAAAATTTTAGGGAGTTTTCAAGTTTGAACATCTCGTTCAGTTATAATTGAAAGTGCTTCTGAATCTGAAATTTCATCAGTCTGCGGTTGCTCTATCCATATCTGTGTTATCTCGGATTCCGTCTCCGTCCATGACTCGGTGTAATACCCGCCGTCGGACGGATATTCCGTTAAAATTATCGGCTTGTAGCCATTGGCGAAGTATATTGACGGGTCGTTGGTAAACACATCGCCGTCCGCCGTTTTTATCGGTCGCGGCGCTCCTCTGAGCTCGCCGTCTATAAGTTTTCCGTATATCATTTAATCACCCC